CTAGGCGACTTTATCTTTTAACTCTATATCAAGAATGACAGATTGAACATAGGAACTTAGCCAGAAACTCTTCCTTCCATCCTTATGCGGTTTCATGTAGCGACCGTCTCGAATTCTGGAATCCAGTGTCTCAGGTTCGATATTGAGTAATTTAGCAAACTCGATCCGGCCGATGCGACGCTCACTGCTTGCCTTAAGTGCTTTTCTAAGCTCCTGCATCTCGCTATGTATTGCCTGGAGCAACTCATACTCAGTATTAGCTTTCATAACACCTCACTTAAATCCACAAATTGAACAAAACACATCACAATGAACCGTGAACTTTTTACAGATGAAACAGTATTCAGTCACTGTTGTCCTCCTTGAGTCTTTAGATATTCCGCTTTAGCAGCTGCCCAATTCTTTTCATCGTATGGGTTTAAACCTTTTTTTTCACACCAGGTGGTACACCACAGAAATTGATCATCATCGTATGGTGTAGGTTGAACAATCTGAATACTCACTCAGACACCTCGATACTTTTAAATAACGACTTCATAAGATCGTAGGTTTTAGGGGCAAAACGCTGTTTAACTTCTTCATTTAACAGAGTCTCAATTTCATCCCAGTGATCAACCAGAACAGCCCAATGTTTAGAGACTGCTTTCATCTGGCCAAGACGTTCACGAAACTCCGGTACCGCATTAAGTAATCCTACGCAGCGTTCAAAGTCAGCCGGATCATGTGGGTGAAAATTGGTTTCCCATGCTTTGCCCGCCACTGGACCATCATTCAGCAGTGTTGCCATCAGACACTTACTCGACATGCCTGTATTCGCATTAAGTAGCCAGTGCATAGATTTTTGAACTTCAGTCATTACTTAATTCCTTGTACTGAGTAATGATGTCCACACCGCAAAAAGGGCAGTAATTTAAAGCAACACGATTCTTTTTGAATCGACCCGCCACTATTTCAAGTCGAGATGAATTAACTTCCCGCATACTCATGATCTGACCCTGAATATCACCATAATGATTGCGAGTGACTTCACTAAGAAATTCACACATTTCAATCCAGTTGCCTGTATTTACACACCGCTCTTTCTGAATTTCCATCAAGCCACCTGTTTTAATTTTTGATACCGAGCACGGGCATAAGCACGGCATGCTGAGATACATTGAGGGCAACGACAGCCAGTGTTATACATGCTAATTGTGCCGTGTTTACGTTGTCTTTTTTCAACCAGTCCGCATTCATACAACTTCTTCCAGTTAGTGTTCGCTGCACGACATTCATCGCAGCGACACCCATGGTTTGTATATGTAGAGATCGTCCCGTGCTTCAACGAACCACCTCCATTTTGAGTTCCACCACATATGGATCTGGCAGTGGAGTCAGAAAGGTGACATTGTCCATTTTGAATACATGCTTCAGCACTTGTTCCAGCTGGTTTTCGGTAAGCTTTACGGTTTTAGTTTCAACCACACGATGCTCGACCCAGTTATCGAATGGAGACTTGGCATTTTTTTCCTTTTTAGAAGTAGAGACTTTACTCATGCGGGGTTCAGCACGTACACGAGGGATATCTTTTACATAGAAAAATGTACGTTCATCACCTGAATTTTCTGAGCGTAAGCAACCAAGGTTTTCAAGTGAATAACAAGAATTACGCACCTGACGGGCAGTAAGACCTAAGGCAGTAGCGACTGTTGCAGGCTTGGCACCGTGACTTTCTGATTTAATACACTCAATAATTCGTGCACGAATAGGTTTGCTTTCATCTGGAGTGGTTTCGGATAACGGTTGTTCTATCTTGAAAGGGGTTCCTGGAATGATGTCGAGTAGGTTGGTTGGCGTGATTTTGGCATCAAAACCTTCTACGCCAACGACCTGAGTTGCTGGAGGAGTAGGAACATCAACTTTGGCTTGGTCCTTAGCTACTTCCATGACCTTGCCTGTATTTGCACTAACTGCCAACTGAGTTTCTTTTTGAACTACTGGCTCAGCATGTACTTGATCGGCTTTTGGGGTGGTGTGATAGACACCTAACTCATCCAGGTGAATTTTTTCGTCTTGCAACAAGACAGCAAGGCAGTTTTTAACTGTCTTTAATGACATTTTTGAATTATTGGCAATTTGTGCAGCAGATAAACCAAAAGGATCATTGGCCAATGTATCGAACACTTTGCCAAGGTTTTTGTCCATTTTTAAGCTGTTAAGGTCTTTAATATTTGTCATGAGCGGAGTCCAGAATAGAAAATTAGTGCAACATGCCGTGATTTTTTAATTTTTTACGCAGCGTACCCCGGTTCAAACCCAATAGTTCTGCAGTAAGTGTCTGGTTGCCACGTGTCTGAACCAGAGTCATCGACAATAAATGTGCTTCAACTTGCTCAACCACAGCGCGGAATGCATCCCCTCTACTGATTTCAACGATGTGTTCAAGTTCTTCCTTGTTAATCGTCAACAAATTTTTCTCAACCATGCTGTATTTCCCCTTAAGACGTTTGAATGACGCGAATTTGTGAATTCAACTTTTTAATAAAGGCCGAGCCTTGTTTGAAATAAACTTTAAAAAATACCTGGTAACGCTTTTTTCCTTCCGCATTGAGGTGCTCTGAAGAAGTGATCGTGACTTGGCCACGGGTAGGGTGTACAAAGGTCACAATCTTTTTCTTTTTACAGACGCTTAAAATGCGGTACTGATCATTGAGTAAAAACGCAAAGAATGCCTTTCTCATGGTCAGGTCAATCGACCCCACCGGCTTGGTGGGATCTGGTAAATGATTGAAGTAGGTCATACCTTTTTGTTCAATTTTTGCGTCTTGCATTGTTTATTCTCAGCCAGTGAATTCGTAGCCCAACTGATCAGCACGTGCTTTACATGTCTTTAAGATCGTTGGATAAAACTCAGAGTTTCGGAAAGTTTCTAGAGCACCACTTAAGACATGAATGTCTTCAACCTGAGGTAATGTTTTCAGTGCCTCGTTGAAACGACTTTTCAAGTCGTCTATAGGTGTGCCTTGTGTGCTTTGCTGTTGTGCAGCGGCTTGACTAGACTTCTGGGCAATGATTCCCCGGATCCCTTCACAGGTTTCTTCAAATTTTTGTTGTTGAACGTCATGCAGACTATTCAATCCACGTTTTGCGCAGTACTTCTCAATATCAATGCCTGCCTGTTGCATGAGATATTGAAGTTCCAAAAATTGATTACCGTCGATACATGCATCAGCAGAACCAGAATTCAGCCACCGCTTAAGTGCTATACCATCGGCTTCAGTCAGCGGTCTTGGTTCAATGAATAAACGTGTACGGTCTTTAGTGGCAATGGCTAGGTTTTCATGAGTAAGATCCAGAACCGTGGTGAACTCGTATTCAATACCTTCACGCTGTTCTGCTTTCATACCCACTTTTTCAACTTTCTTCTTGCCGCCATTGTTGGTTTGCACGGTTTCCATTTTTGAGCGCAAGGTCACAATGATATTGATGCTGGACTGCAACATCGCATCGATAAATTTACGGTGACGTGGTGTGACTTCGCTCCACGCTCCCCAAGTGTTGCCACGGAACGTTGTGCTACCCAACTTATCTACGATTTCTAAACAACCACCCACACCCGACCACTCATGGGTAATGCTGTCCAAGATTAAAGTGTCAAAACCTGCTGCTTCAGCTGCTTTGATTGCATCAATGAATTTTTCAGGTGTGTAAGGAGGCTGTAAATTTGCATGTTCAAATGCAACAATATCTTCATACAGTTCAGCACTACTGTTTTCAGTGTCTGCCACGGCAATACGACCGCCAATACCTTTGGCCAGCATTAAAGCGCCATAGGTTTTACCCGCACCAGTAGGACCAGAGACAGCTAAGCGTAACTTTGCATTTTTACGTTGAGCCGGTTTAAAAAATACGTTTGTCATGACTTTTCCCTCAAAAAATCAAAAATTAATGTGCTGAACGGTAGCGACGTGCCCAGTCGCGGTACTCATTCGAACCATAAAAACCTGAGTTCACACGTGTTTCATGTGCCTGGGTGCGTATCTCACTTTTTTTGCGCAATTGCGCATTTACAATTGGTTGGCGGGCTTGGTTCAGTGCCTTGACTAGCCATTCTTTTTGATCAGCCAGATTGATTAGCGTCATGCTGCCGTCAATCGCTTGTTTATGAACTTCGAAGCCTGCGATGTTTCCAGCTTTATGGGCATTTACACTGCTTTTGCGCTTAAGCACATAAGTCACTGGGCGATCTGTACCCACACGGTAGCGTTCACAGTGGTAGGTTAGAAAATTCGGATCTTCCTGCTGGAAGCTGTCGATGTGTTCTGCAAATTTCATTTCGCTTCTCCTACAGCTTTGGCGATTGCTTCGGCTTGATACGCAGCTTCTTTGTCTGATGCATGAAGAACCATTACTGCCAGACCAAGAAGTACCGAAAGTACAAGCATCCAGGCAGCCACATTTGATGCGACTTCTTTCCCTACTGACTTTGATTCAGGGTGCTGGTACAAACGCTCGGACGTTTGGCGAGAAGTGCCAAAGTCGGGCAAGTTGCTTTGAATAGGGTTTTGTTTCATACTTATTTCACTCACAGTTAGATTGTGGGTCACGCTCCAGGTAGTTCGCGCTACGCTGGGGCTTTTTGTTTGCCATGAGATATATGTTCAATTAATTGAACTAAAATGTCAATAATATGTTCAATAAATAATGTAAAAGATATTCAATTAATTGAACTGTGTGTTTTAATAGACAAAAGAAAACCCACCGCTGGGGTGGGTTGTTTGGAGTTGGATCGGGAAGTGTTAATCCAGACCTCTTGTCCGATCAGAAATGTTCAATCCTAGTTTTTGTATTGCCATAAAGTTGGCAATAAAATATAAAATTCCAAGAATATTTAAAAACATAGCAGCAAAAGCTAGATTAAAAACTATTTCTAAATTACTTAATTCTAAAACAAAGCTCGCAGTTGGAAAAATTTGGTATGTTAAGTACATGCCAGATATTATAAAAAAGTACACCAGATATGAGTTTCTAACATCTAATAAATTAGACTTAATTGCTTTGTAATAAGCATCATTTTTTACCCTATCTGGATTGAGTGTGCATAAGATACCCATGCCGATTGAAAACATGATCCCAGCAACCGTATAAATAGTATTTAAAAGAGAGGAATCAGGGGATTTTGACGCAAGAGAGCCTACGGCAACTGAAATCACCAAAAAAAGTGAAACATTAAGCAGTAGCTTTTTTACGTTCATTTTCCAATTCTCTAATAAATCTATTCATCTCTTGTGATAGCTGAGCCTCGTTGAATAGGTTTGTATCTGTAGTTTCTATAGTAACCTCTTTTGTTCTTAATATTTTTTTACCTTTGATAATTTTTTTATTATTTCTAGTTAGAAATTCAAAGTTATCCAAGTCAGCTACAGGTTTCAATAGTGCACCAAATGCTCTTCTAATCTGTTCATCATCATCTTTTTTAGGCTTTTTAAACTCAATGACCAGTTTTGCTGAGATCATCTGTTCAAGCTGATGGTCAGATATATCCTTAGTGTCGTTTAGGGCTCCTTTAACTAAATCTAATGCAACTTTCCCAATATTGAATGTTTTGCCAAATGTGGGTTTGGCTGCATTAGGGGTAATATTCCCCCCGGTAACTGGATCCCTAACAGTAATATCCTTAATGTTTGATAGTTCAGGCATCGCATCCTCAGCCACCAAAGGGTTTACCTCATACAAATCATTTAACAACCAATTCAGATAAGTTTGTAAGCGAGTAATTGTTAAATTACCCGGCATATTTGTTATGAGGAAATTATTATTTACTGAAAAATAATAATGGTTTTTATAGATTGCCTCAGCATTCACGACACTGCTATTTAGATCAGCAATTGTGAAATGTTTCTTAGAAAACAAGGTGCCATCAATATGCTGAACATTATTTCCCAAAGCTACTCTTAGCATAGTGCAGAAAATAGGATCTCCAGTAGAGCTATTTTTTGCAAAATCAGATATTAAATCTTCTTCTTTTTGCGGATCTTCTGCATTGAGAAGCATACGCCTTTCATTAACCGCTATAGATGTTTGTAGCTTGACTCTTAATTTTTCACCCAGATCCGATTGTTTTTTATTAACGTCTGAATTAATTATTTCAAATGCACGTAATTTTGCGATAGCCATTTTGAATCCCCTAAATATCTAACCCCCGATCAAAGTGCTGCGTCGGGTTCGCAGTTTTATTTATCCAGCCAACAAAAAATGATTTGAGGGTTTATTCCCCTGAATACTTTTCTAAAAATTCATCTATCCATCCTTGTGCTACTCCAAGATTGGTTATGTCAGTCAGCTTTAGATTAGTCTCTTCTGCTTCGTTAAAGCCTTCAATAATAGCTTCGAAGATATTTGCTTCACTAATGACCTCGTGCGCCATTTCCGCAGCGTCATAGCTTTGTTTGGCTTTTTTAAGCGAGGCTATTTGTTTATCAATTCCTGTGCCAATTTTATCTAATGCCAATTTAAATTCTTGACGACTAATCGTTAGTGCGGTTTTGGATTTATTAAGTGTTGCGATCATTATGCTTTCCTTCTTCAACTAACTTAATAATTTGTTCATTGCTATAAACAGAAACAAATCTTGTACTTCCAATTTCTGTTGCTAAGATTTTTACATCTGGGGCAGATAGAGAAATTTTTTCATTATTGGTAGCAGCTTCAATAATTTGATTGATAGATAGTTGAGAGTTGTCCATTTAATTTCCTTAATAATTTAATTATCCGGCACGCCATATTTGACGGCCCATTACTTTAAAGTTTTTGCCATTCTCTTCTGTCACCAACTTATCTCGATACTTTTCATTAAGACTATGAAGAATTAAGGAGCCGTCAGCTTCTTTGAATATCTGCTTAATCATTCCCTCGCCAGCAAGATAGACGGCATAGATCTCACCATCAATAATATTTGTTTGGGAAAGGTTGATACCCACCAAATCACCATCTTTAATAAAATCAGCCATGCTGTCACCTTTGGCTTTTATTATTTTCATGGTCTGTTCTGTGACATTTTTATCTTTTAAAAAAGAAGGTGGAAAGGGAATTTTTCCATTTATAGCATCGAAGTGAAATTCAATAGATTCACCCTCACCACATGAAAAATTCGCTTCAACTACCTCGATCCAAACAAAATGATCACGAATGTCATCATTAACAGCTACTGTTTCCAACACTTGGTCTGCATGAAAAGAACCAGAAAATTCCCCGGTTAAAAGCCAATGAGAAGTAGTTTTTAATGCTTTGGACAAGGCCTCAATATGTTTTGCGCTAGGGTTATTACTGCCATTCACCCAACCGGAAACCGTTCCTCGGGCCGCACCAGTGGACCGCATTAAGTCTGCTTGTGAAAGATTAAGCTCAGCCATGCGTTGTTGAATTCGGTCTGATACAGATTGGTACATGGGAAAAATCTCGCTTATTTGTGTTCAAAATTATGAACAAATAAATTGACAATTACCTGAACGTATAGTTCAATTAATAAAACTAATTAGTTCAGGTTTTTGAATATGACTGTTGATCAGCTAATCTCTTTTTATGAAGTAAAAAATAAGTCACAACTAGCCCAAAAAATTTCTGCTGCTCGTTCAACTATAACGCTGTGGGAAAAAAACGGTATTCCACCACGCACCCAAGCATCATTTGAAATTTTGACACGTGGCGCATTAAAGGCCGACCGAAAAGCACTTTCAGCCTAGGAATAATCATGACTAGAAAAAAATCAGAGTCTCTACTGACTCTCGGGAAAAAAACTGTGTGTATGCCAACACATTTGCCCGAACAGGTAGCGGAGCATATTGCGAAAGAGGCATATGAACGTGGTTGGTCAAATAGCCAGTATTTAAGGTGGTTAGCCATGTTGGATATGAAGCGCTGTGAAGATGATAAGAATCTTATGTCACAGGTAACAGGAATACCGAGAGAACGCTTTGACTTATTCGAACAAAAGGAACAATCCGAACGGATCGACTATTCAGACAAAGAAAAAGCCTGATTTACGAGATCAGGCTTTTTAAGTGTTTCAATCTCTGGAGATTAAAACGATGAATTCAATTCCGCAAATTCAGCCTAATAATACCACACAGCCAGTGACCATGTCATCAGTGGAACTTGTTGAATTTATTAACAATCACCGCAAAGAAGTTGCAACTGCAGAAAAGCCATATGTCGAACTTCGTCACGATAGTTTTATGGTAAAGGTACCTAAGGTTTTGGGTGAAAATCAATCTCCAAAATTTATTGGAAGTTACCAGGACGGGCGTGGTCGTACATATCCATGCTACCGCTTTCCAAAACGTGAATCCTGTCTCTTGGCCATGTCATACAGCTATGAGTTACAAGCTCTGGTTTTTGACCGTATGACTGCCATGGAAGAAGCACTCAAACAATCCGTTGCACTACTTCCAGACTTCACTGATCCCGCTGCTGCAGCACGTGCCTGGGCAGAACAATTTGAAGCCAAGCAATTGGCACAACAGCAAATTGCCGAGTTAGCACCTAAGGCTGAAGCACTCGACACCATAGCGGACACCACCAATACCTACTGTCTGCGGGACTGTGCGAAAACCATCGGCATCCGTGAATCCGATCTAATCAAACTTCTGATAGACAAAAAATGGATCTATCGGGATGCGGATCGCAAGCTGCAGCCGCATGCTCAATACGTTTTGAATAAGGTATTCACCAATCGTACATCACCAGTGATCGTGAATCGCATTGATGGGAAAGAACGCGTTTTCTTACATATGCGCGTTACTGCATTTGGTCTGACCCGCATTACTGGGTTGGTCAACAAAAATAGAAAGGTAGCTGCATGAGTTTAGACGCAACCACCTGGGCATGGAAAGTGCGCCAGAAACAAAAGCCTGGCGGGAGTACTAAACCTCTTAAGCGATTGGTCCTTCTGTCACTGGCTGACCGAGCAGGTGAAGATCACTGTGCTTATCCGAGTATTGCACGTCTGGTGGAAGATACAGAGATGGATCGCAAGACTGTGCTCAAAATTATTGATGAGCTGATTCAGGATGGATTGATCGAAGATACTGGTGAAAGAAAGGGCAGAACCAAGCAGGTCAAAGTCTATCGTTTGATGGGTGTAAATGGCCGTGAAACAGTCCCAACAATGGAATCCTTTAACGCTGAAAACGAGGATTTAAAGGGTCCCAATCTTGGAACAGTCCCAACAACGGAACAGTTCCAATGTTCCGCGGAAAGAGTCCCAACGTTCCGTGGAAAGAGTCCCAACGTTGGGACACGGAATCTTTCAAAGAATCTATCAATAGAATCTAAAAATAAAAAATCATGGTTTTGTTTTAACAAACTTCGTGAAGAAATGTTTTTGACCGATGACAGTATCGATTTTGAAATCATCGTGAATTCGAAATGGATTGAACGTGAAAAACGTGCCTTTGAAAGTTACAACGCTGAAAAACCAATGAGCGATGAGCTGATGATTTATCACTTCGCTGACTGGGTGATCAACTCATTCAAAACCAAATACTCGAGTAAACCGAATTCTGAAAAACCTGCAGGTATATCTCAAAAAACCGATCAGCTTTCTGAAAAACAGATTTTTACTTTCGCTCAAAAACTTTCTCAGCATCCCGAGTTCACAAGCAAGTTCAGTGAACCAGGTGAATCTTACGAAAAACTTGCTGCTCGTATCGCCGTGAAACTGAAAGATCCGGCCCAGGCGAAGAAGTGGGAAAAGTATTTAAAACAGGTTGGATTTAATGGGGATTTACCTGATATCGCTGCATAACACAGGCAGGTTCAGGATCTCTATCAAAAATTAATTAAGCATCTTCGAGGGGAATTGAGATGACTTTACAGCACATAGAAGCACAAAAAGCGGCACGTTACGTGGGGAATTATTCAGAGAAGCAGGCGCAACGTCGTGCACTGGATGAAATGCTAAAGGGGTACAAGGGGAAGATCACTGAATTACCTGGGCCAAACTTTAAACCACGTCCTGTTCATCATCACTGTGAAGATCCAAATGAGTTTTGCGGTCTGATTAAATTAAGCCGAATCAAGAACTGGTTCAATGCCGGCACTAAAAACCTGTCACGTCGCAAGATGATTTTAAAGTTTGTGGATATGACTGAAGACCAGGTGCTGTATATCACCCTGCCAGCCAATGAGCAGAGCCTGAGTAACCGTGAGTACCGCAATATTATGAATGCCATGCCACTGGTTGAAGCAGAAGAGCAGCGTTTGTTAGCTGATATGACCAGACCTTTCCTGGATCGTCAGCCTGCTGTTCACCAGTCAGCTTTTGATTTTGGGGACGTGTCGTGAAAGACCTAAACAAGACACTGCTGTTTATCTTTATGTTGATTGGGGCTGCTTTGGTGAGATTAGGGGGTGGGGTGTGAGTTTTAATTTACTTCCGCATGAATTGATAATCGATAATTTTGCCGGTGGTGGTGGAACCAGTACTGGTCTTGAGCAAGCTTTCGGCCGTACGGTAGATGTTGCAATTAATCATGATCCTAAAGCCCTTGCTATGCATCGAATTAATCATCCCGATACTAAGCATTTTTGTGAAAGTGTGTGGGATGTAGATCCGATCGAAGCGACAGGAAATCAACCAGTTGGCCTTGTATGGCTTTCTCCAGATTGTAAGCACTTCAGTAAAGCAAAAGGCGGTAAACCCGTAGAGAAAAAGATCCGTGGTCTTGCGTGGGTTGCTTTGCGCTGGGCTGCAAAAACCCGTCCACGTGTCATCATGCTGGAGAATGTTGAAGAGTTTAAAACATGGGGAACATTGGGGAGGGATGGTAAACCTTGTCCTAAAGGTAAAGGTCGTACCTTCAAAAGCTTTGTAAATGCGCTTAAACGTCAAGGGTATGAAGTTGAGTGGAGTGAATTACGGGCTTGTGATTATGGTTCGCCTACCATTCGCAAACGTTTCTTCTTGATTGCTCGTCGTGATGGTTTACCAATTAAATGGCCAGAACCAACACATGGGCATCCAGATAGTATCGATGTTCAGAAAGGAAAATTAAAGCCATGGCGTACTGCAGCAGAATGTATTGACTGGTCTATAGAATGTCCGAGTATTTTTACTCGAAAACGTCCTTTGGCCATAGCCACACTTAAACGTATTGCAGGTGGATTAAAGAAATTTGTTTTCAATAATCAAAAGCCTTTTGTTGTGAATGGTATCGCACCAGTGTTAACAGAATGCGCCAACGCATCAAATAAGCGCTCAATGCCAATTAATGAGCCTTTAAGAACTATCTGTGCTCAAACAAAAGGTGGCCATCATGCGCTTATTTCTGCATTTTTAGCCAAGAACTACACAGGTGTTATTGGTAGCAGTTTGAGAGAGCCAGTTCATACGATCACAGCTAAAGACCACAATTCGCTTGTGATTAGTCATTTATCCAAAATGAAAAACGGCTGTATTGGACAGGATATTAGTGATCCTATGCATACACTTACGACCGTAAATCAATTTGCAGAAGTACGTGCTTTTTTGACAGCATTTTATGGAAATGAAAAAGACGGTAACTCAGTTGATGAACCATTACGCACAATTCCAACTCGTGACCGTTTTGGCTTAGTAACCATTGATCAGCAGGACTATGAAATTGCAGATATAGGTTTCCGCATGCTTCAACCGGTTGAGCTTTTTAAGGCACAAGGTTTTCCTGAATCCTACATTTTTACACACGGTATTGATGAACGAGGTCAACGAATCGTACTAACCAAAACTGAACAAACTCGTATGGTTGGGAACTCAGTGCCGCCTGACCTTTCTAAAGCTTTGGTTGAGGCGAATTTTAAACATGAAGAAAAATACAAAGGTGCCGCATGAACAACGATTCTAATATTGCCCGAGCTATGTGCCTGGTTCCACATCACATGATGCTGGCTTTCATGCAGGGCAATCACAACAAAATTATCGATGATAGTGCCTACTGGAACATGCTAGGTACAGCCTGGAAAGCTGGGGGTTGTTTTAAAGATCAAAACGACTGGATGGTGATGTTTCGCAGTAAACGCAGAAACCGTCAGAAGATTATGAAAAGCAGTGAACGTCGTGAGTTTGCACGTTTGCCTAAAAAATTGAAGGCCTACCGGGCCTATGCGGATCCAATCGAAATTGAGCAGTCAATTTGCTGGAGTCTGGATAAAGAGTTTGTTGAGCAATATGCCAAGGCAAAGGATCTGCAGATTGCAGAATGCACATTTAACCGCGATGACGTATTTGCTTATTTTAACCGTCGTAGAGAATCTGAAATTTTGGTTTGGCGCGGTGGTATGAACACAAAAAAAGAAGAAGAAACACTATTTGATTATTTTACACCCAGCAAGACGTTGTTGTTCCCTATAGCGTTACATGAGCAGACTACGAAAAAATATGAAAATCCAGATCAAGGGAAACAACATGCGTCATAAACCAAATACTTTACACCTTGCATTGGCCAGTGCGGGGATGTACTTCAATTTTGAACGTCGCATTATGGCAGCGTTGAATTCGAATACTGATAAAGCAGTCACTGGCTTAACAGAGGTTAAAACCTTGGATGAGCTTATGGCTGAAAATACCGGGCTGGTTTGCGCCTGGGATCTGGCTGCTGAATAAATAGCCTATGCCAGCAGTATTAACTGATCAGGAACTTCGGAAAGCAGGCTTGGGGCACTTATGCGCCAAGCCTGTACCCGATCCGAAAAAGAAAACCCCAAAATACAACAACATTAGGACCGAAAAAGACGGGCTTAAGTTTGATTCAAAAAAAGAGGAGCGTCGGTACACCACTTTAAAAGCCATGGAACGTAACGGAATTATCCATGACTTAAAAATGCAGGTTCCGTTTGTACTTGCACCTAAGGTGAGATTCAGCAATGAATCACGGGCTAAACCAGAGCTACGTTACGTTGCAGACTTTGTTTATATGTGTAATGGCCGGCAGATTGTGGAAGACGTTAAGAGTGAAGCAACACGTAAAAAAGATACTTATCGTATTAAGAAGCACTTGATGATGTCGGTGCATGGCATAGAGATTATTGAGGTTTAAGAGGTGGACATGGCTGAGCGCAAAAGACATACAGACGCAGAGCAGAACGATGAAAAAAAGTCATCGACTATCATGATTTTTGAAGCATGTGTTGATCTGCATAACCAAGGGCAGATTATTACACGTGAAACTCTGCAGATTGCATTGCCACATCTTACCCGGGGACAGATCGACGATCGCTTAAGTTATCTGGTGGATACCAATCAGGTGAATCGCGTTGAACGTGGCGTTTATATGCCGGTGCAGCAGCATCGTCCTGCACGCATGATCACTAAGACCGTGCTGAATGACGGTACGGTAAAGATTGAAATTGGTGATGATATTGTACTGACCTTAACACCTAAAGAAGCACGGGATTTTGGTTGTTTAATGATGAGTGATGCCATGCAGCACAGCAATATTGAGATGGGCCGGAGCATGAGTTACCTCACCAACAATATTGCAACCCAAGTAAGTAAATTGGCTCGCAGTATTGAACGGATCCATGAGGATAAAATTCAAGGAGGCCTATTTGATGAAAGTGGTACATAACGGAATGTCACATCTGATATTGGGCGATATCCAACCCATGATTGAAAAACTATCGTCAGGTAGTTATCCATATTTATCTAAATGAGATAATCTTGGATATGAATGTTTGGGAGAATAAATAACTTTATAGGATAAGTAGTGGGTTTGGTTAAATTCAATAGAGTTTGCTGTTTAATGGAAATTCTAAAATTAAAAATTTAATTTTATATAATTAATATAAATATCTTTTTATAATGTGCTTTTTTTTACATTGTAGAACCAAGGGGAGTGCTAATGATTCCAACATCTTTAGAGAGTCGTTGTGATGAAAATCTTCATATTTATTTCGATGAAACTAATAACTTAAGAAAAATTTCTCTGAATATTAAAAAGGAGAATGGTTTAAACGAAACGAATACTCTGTTTGTTGTTGGTGGAATATTTTTTACTTATGCAGCAAATCCTTTAAGAATGAAAACAGGATTTCAGAAGTTTTTTTCAGATAATAAAATTAAGCTGGATGGAACTGAAGAGTATAAGTTTAAAGAGTTTGCACAGGGAGGAGGAGGGGAAAATCAACAAGATTTTAAGAAATTATTAGGTAGCAAAAAGTTAAATTTATTTCTTAAATGGTTGAAAAAAAATAGAGGTTATTTCCATTATTCGGTAACAGATCTAAGGTACTTTATCTTTTTAGATTTAATCGAGTCTAAAGAATTGGGGAGGGAAATTAATCGATATGCAAACTTATTACCTAATACAATAATGAAAGAAAATTTGATAATGGATTTTCATTTTGGGCTAAAAACATTTTTCGATAAAATTTTGCAATTTAAACAATTAGAATTTTTTAAGAAACTACATACAATAGATTTTCCAGATGTTGAAAAGGTTAATATTGAGACATTAAGAGAAATAGTTGCCTCGCATATCAGTGATTACCTAAGTCATAATAGTATTTCTAATGAAGATGAGCGCTATTTAAAACCCATAAAAAATATTATAGAAAAAACTGACTTTTTTTTTATACTTGGAAACCCCGATAAACCATATCGTTTAATGAACAGCTTTACATCATTGTATTTCACACGTCTTTTAGATTTTCATAAATCAACTATATATCTTGATAATGAATATGATGTTGAAGAAGATCTCAAGTTGTTAAAAAACTCTGATCTAAAAGAGGAAGTGACAAATAAAATGCTAAGAGGGCTTTCAGGTATCAACTACTCTTTTGGAAAATCAGATCAAAACTTTATTTTACAAATAGCTGATATATCTATTGGTCTAGTTAAAGAATTTTATACGTTTTGTCTGTGCTCTAATATTCCTTTGAATGAATGGGATGATTTTATTAAAGAGTTTGATAAAAATTTAGCTCCAACTCAAAGTGAGAATATAAGATTATTCTTTGCATTACATAATAAATCGCTTTCTATATATAATGGTATTCAACATACAACTACACCAATTGATGGTAGGAAAAAATTTGATGCATTGTTGCGATATTACAATCAGCAATGAATACAAATTTAAGTATTTAAAAAAAGCCCATTCTATATGGGCTTTTTTTGTGCCTATTCGTTCGAAAAATATACCGCATAGAACAGTACGCACTGCGTAAAACTGTAGGGTTCGACAGTACGCACTGCGCACTCCCATCATCACCTTGTAAGCAAAGGTGGTGTGATGTCAGAGAAGAAAGCAGCTCCCGATTGGGAACGTATTGAAATCGAATATCGTGCAGGTGTGCAGTCTATAAGGCAAATAGCACAAGCCTTTGGCGTATCTGATGGTGCGATCCGAAAACGTGCCAAGACACAAGAATGGACCCGCGATTTAAACGGCAAGATCAAAGCAAAAGCCGAAGCAATAGTACGCACTGAAGTGGTACGCACTGAGGTACGCAACTCACCTGAATATAAGGCCACTGAAAAAGAGACCATTGATGCCAATGCCAATCTGATCGCCAGCATCCAGATCAATCAGCGTAAAGACATCCAGCGTGCCCGAAACTTATGTATGGGCCTGTTCGATGAACTTGAACACATGATCGGACTGGACAACATTGCACTGCTCGATGACTTCGGCGATGTCATGCGCAAGGAAGATGACAAAGGCCAGGACAAATTAAACGATCTGTACATGAAGATCATCCAGCTGCCGAACCGGGTGAAGTCAATGAAGGATCTGGGCGACACGCTCAAGACTTTGGTTGGTCTGGAAGTACAAGCCTATGGCCTGGATAAAAAACAAGAAGAAAAAGCCGATGACCTGACCGCATTGATCAATCGAATTGCACAAAGCAACTCATCTACATTCCAGCCTGTAGCACATGACCCTGAGTTTGATAATGAAAATGGGGACGCTACGTGAATAAGACGACCAACGACCCACATCAAAATCATTTCATACACGTACCTGCAATAAAAGCGCACTATAGTTGTGCAAAAGTGGTGATTATATGATGTATAACACCAACTTAGCGGAACTACCCACAAATAAAGAAGAACTGGAAAGATGCCTTGCTGACCCACAATGGCGTATTTTTTCCGGCTGTCTGTACAAGATCAAAATTAAGGGTGATGACTTCAAGGATGACTTGGGAAATGTCATTGAAGCCGATACCTTTGAGCTGCCATTTAAACCGAACGCTGCACAGATCAAATTTTTAAACCGGTTGTGGCACCGGAATATTATCTTAAAAGCACGTCAGCTCGGTTTTACTACACTGATCTGTATCCTATGGCTAGATCATGCACTGTTCAATGCCAACCAGAACTGCGCCATTATCGCTCAAGACTTGCCGACGGTTTTCAGTATCTTCAAGGACAAGATCAAGTTTGCCTATGACAACCTCCCAGATGAAATCAGAGCACGCTTTCCTTTAAAAGCCTATAACAAGTCAGAAATTGAGTTTGGCCACAATGGATCGAGCATCCGTGTAGCGACCTCATTCCGTTCCGGTACCATCCACCGCATGCTGATTTCAGAGTTCGGTAAGATCGGTGCGAGTGATCCGGCTAAAGATGATGAGGTTATTACCGGGTCGATCCCAACGGTACCGACCAATGGTGTGCTGGTGATTGAATCTACAGCGGAAGGACGTAACGGTTCATTCTATGCAATGGTTCAGGCAGCACAGACCAACTACTTGCTGCGCAAAGTTCTCACATCCAAAGACTATCGATTCCATTTCTATGCCTGGTGGCAAGAGCCGAAGTACCGGATTGATTCTACACAAGTCACTATTTCAGCCAGAGATCATGAAGAACTGGATGAAGTTGAGCTGATCGTACGCCAGAAAATGGGGATCAAGATGCGCCTCGATCCTGATCAGCGTGCCTGGTATGTGCTGACACGGGACAATGACCTTCGTGGTGATAGTGCCAAGATGTGGCAGGAATATCCATCATTCCCTGATGAAGCATTCCAGGTGGCCAAAGATGGTAACTACTATGCCAAGGATATGCTGGCACTGCGTAAGCGTGGCGGTATTGGTCAGATCGAAGTATTGGATGTACCGACTTATACCTACTGGGATATCGGGAATCATGACGGCTGTGCAATCTGGTACCAGCAGATCATGAATGGCCAAGACCGTTTTATTCGCTACTACGAGAAGCATGGCCAAGATCTAAGACACTATGTAGCAGAGATCAAATCACACGATTACATCTACCACACCCACTTCCTGCCACATGATGCAGCACACCAGCGCCTAGGTGACTTTAACAAGTCTGTTATGGAGCAGCTTGAAGAACTATTACCAGGACATAACTTTGTCATTGTGCCGCGTATTACCCAGTTGATTCATGGGATTCAGTCCACACGTAAGCATTTAAAAAATGCCTGGTTCGATAAAGACGGCTGCAAATTGGGTATTGAGCGTATCGAAGGTTATCAGAAGAAATTCTCCAAGGCAGATAAATGCTTCATTGATCAGCCTAACAAGGCCAATGGCTGTTCGGAAGGTGCCGATGCTTTACGTCAATGGGCACAGGCCAAGGATGCAGGAATGATCGAAGACATAGCAGACATGACGAGCCGTGTAGGGTTCGCAGAAGATGAACCAAAACGCCAAGATAACTACAACGATGAGCCAGTCGACTGGCGACTAATGTAGAACAGGTAGCAGCATGCAGAATGATGAAAACTCAGTGACTGATACGCCAGATGTTGTAGATGAAATGGCATTGAACCTTCAAGAGCTCAATGAGATCCATGATGAGATAGAGCAGCAACCACACTGGCGTACGACTGCAGATAAAGAAATGGACTATGCCGACGGCAACCAGCTGGATAGTGAATTACTGACCCGGATGAAGCTGATCGGTATTCCTCCTGCAATTGAGAATATGATTGGTCCTGCATTGCGTGCCATTGAAGGTCATGAGCTGGAAACACGGACAGACTGGCGTGTGACACCCAATGGCGAACCTGGTGGACAAGATGTGTCTGATGCACTGAACTATAAATTGAATCAGGCTGAGCGATTATCTAAAGCAGACAAGGCATGTAGTGATGCATTCCGGCCTATGATTGGCTGCGGTATCGGTTGGGTCGAAGTCAAACGTGAAGCAGATCCGCTCAAGTATCCATATCGCTGTGTTGCAGTGAACCGTAATGAAATCCATTGGGATATGAAAGCCCAGGAAGATGATCTAAGTGATGCACGATGGTTGCGCCGTAATCGCTGGGTACATCCGCAGCGCCTTAAGATTGCATTCCCTCAACATAAAGAGCTGATAGAAACGATTGGCCGACATGGTGCTTTGTGGTGGCAGCATGACAGCATGATCGATGGTGGTAATTCTACCGGTCTGCGTAATGCCTGGGGAGATGCTCAAGCTTGGTCTAAGACTGAGCGTTTCTGGTTCGATCAGACGTCTAAAGAGATTAATGTCTCAGAAGTATGGTATCGCCGTTGGGTAGAACTGACCATGTTGCGCTTTGATGATGGCCGGATCGTTGAGTTTGACGAAAGCAATCCAGCACATATTTATGCTGCAGCAAATGGTTATGCGATTCCTGAGCGTGCACCAGTGGCTAAAATGCGTCGTAGTTATTGGATGGGGCCACATTGCCTATACGATGGACCTACACCATATCCGCATGAAAGTTTCCCATATGTACCGTTCATAGGATTCCGTGAGGACAATACCGGCATTCCATATGGCTTTGTACGAGATATGAAGTACAGCCAAGATCTGATCAATTCAACCCAGGCTAAATTGCGTTGGGGTTTAAGTTCAGTACGTGTGACCACAACACGTGGTGCATCTCAGATGACTCGTGGCCAGATCATGCAGCAGATTGCACGACCAGATGCCTACATTGAACTGAATCAGCAGCACATGGCCAAGACTGGGGCAAAGTTTGAAGTTGAGCGTGACTTTGAGTTGAATCAGCATCAATTTAAGTTGCTTGAGGATAGCCGGATCTCGATTGAGCGTACCAGTAGTATTACTTCAGGCTTTCAAGGTCGTCAGGGTACAGCAACCAGTGGACGACAAGAGCAGCTGCAGATTGACCAGTCGAATCAGGCATTGCGTAAAATCATGGATCACTTTAAGGAATCTCGAACCCTGGTCGGTGAGTTATTACTTTCTATGATTGTAGAAGACTTGGGCAGCAAGGAAGAAGTTGTCGTGATTGAAGGTGACGCGATTACTGCAGAACGTCGTGTGCATATCAATAAGCCTGAGACAGATCCAATGGGTTATACCTATCTGTCTAATGATGTACAGCGTACCCGGATCAAAGTCATTCTTGAGGATGTGCCAAGTACCAGCGGATTCCGTGCACAGCAGCTTGCCGCATTGTCTGAAGTTACCAAGTCATTGCCACCAAATATCCAGCAGACGATTCTGCCGTACCTTATTGCGCTTACAGATACGCCGTTTAAGCGTGACATTATCCAAAGCATTCGTGATGCAGTGGATGCACCGACACCTGAGGAAGTGGAACAGCGTATTAAGGATGCAGTGGCTCAGGCACTGAAAGAATCTGGTAATGAGATCAAACTACAAGAACTGCACCTCAAAGAGCGTAAGGTTGAAAGTGATATCAAGTTGCTTGATGCCAAGGCTGTACAGACAGGTGTTCAGTCACAATACAGTGCAATGCAAGGTGCCGTTCAGGTGGCTCAGGTACCACAGGCAGCACCAATTGCCGACCATATCATGCAGGGTGCTGGGTATCAGCGGCCTAACCCAATGGGCGATGATCCGAACTTGCCAGTGCCAAGTGATGTTGCAGCACGTGATATCCGCTCTCCATACTTGGAAGGGGAAGGTGCTCAGATCGGCAGTGAAGGTATAGCAGAGATGCAGGTACAGCAGAATACCAGTCCGATGAATCCTCCAGTACCACAGCAGCCTTCTAGTGGGCTGCAAGGAATCGAAACAGCGCGTACGAGTGATAATTTATAATGAATCTAAATACTTGAATATGAAATTTTAAGTGTGTAAGCTCGCAGTATTACGGGCTTACTCTACTATTATAATGATTTTAAAAAATATAAATCATAAGGAAATCAAGAAAAAATTCCATGTTTCCGAATACAAAATTAAATACCTAGATGAAAATCAGAATTTGCAAGAAATAATGATACCAAATGAATTTAGAAGAATATTAGATGGTCATGAAATTAGAAAATTAGCTTACGAATATATTTCCTCAAATACAGTTACCAAAAATCCTAAAATTAAAAAAATCGAAAAATATGGAGATTGTGCTTTTTGTGAAGAGCATAAAGAACTGAAAAGATCGCATGTAGTGGGTAATACAGTTTTCAGTAAACTTCTTAAAAAAAGCGAGAATGGAAATGCGATTAGAATATCTCTATCTAGTCCTAAGAAGGTTAAGAGGGATAATCATAGTTGGGCAATAGAAATGTTATGTTTAGAATGTGAAAACATGTTCAATACTGAGTTTGAAGATTATGCCATTAATGTACTAAGGGGAAAAAATACGGAAGTCAAAGTCACTCAACTGATTAGTGGTATTTCTTTTAATAATATAGATCAATATAGAATTACATTATATGTGTTATCAATGTTTTGGAGGGGAGCATATTCTATAGATAAAGCATATGATAATTTTATTATAAATTATCCAATGAGTTCATATTTAAAAAAATGTTTTAAGGGGGAGGAAAGATTATTAAAAAAAGCATATTCAATTAGAATAAGTAAAATTTATGATAGATTAGGTGTATTTAATGAAGAATCAATAAAGGATATAATAATACAACCTTTTGTTAAAAAGTCTCAGAACAAAGTTTCTTATTGTATTATCTTTGAGGGATTCTTATTTGAAATTTATCTTTTAGCACAACCCTTTAAAGAAAGACAAAAAAAGGATATTTAAATCCAGAAAATAAAATACTATTTATTCCACTGAAAGATATATTTAGTATTGATGGTATAGGGCATATTTTTTCGGAAGCTTTAAAATATAAAGATGATATCACTCTGTAAGCTGTGATAATTCTAAATAATTAAGGCGGTCAAATGACTGTCTTTTTTTATGGAAAGAAAATAAAGTGTTTGAAAAATAACACATATCTATTCGCCTGATTTTTATACAGCATAACGTAAATCCACACAGCATCATCATCCTCATAGTCTTTGAGATGATGATGCATATGAAAAAAATAATTCTTCTGCTCCTTCTCAGCTTGCTGATCTTTTCATTAATCCTCTATCGAGTGGAACGCCTTGGTCTTGCTGCGGTCGTTATCTCATTAACGGTCTGTGCACTGATCATCATGGCTGCGTCGTACCTGATGGAGCATGCATATATCAAAGACATTAATTCTAAAGATCGCCATAAATAATCCACCAGGAGACATTCATGTCACATACAGATGAACAAAAAGAACTTAGTGTAAAAGTTGATAAGTTTCTTGATACGCGCATCCCAATTTTGGATCAAATCTATGATCTGTGTTTGGCTATTGAAAAGTGCGGTGCATCGCCAGAACTGACAGATGCAGTTACTAAGGCTGGTGCTTTACGTGAGCCAATAAGTGAATTGGTGAATCAAGTTCTTGCGCTTGGTATAGGTGAAGGCATTGTGAGCGTAAGTTTTAGTAATAGCCCTAAAGCTGAACCAGGTGAAGTTCGGCCAGAAGACCCTAAAGAGCCGTCAGAGTTAGAGGAGGGTTCAAAGCTTTGCTCAGAATCAGCGGTTGGTTATAGCTCAACCTTCACCGATCCAAATCTTATTGCACAATTGCGGGAATGTCTCGGTAATCGCCATATTAAGTCCTATGGCTTGCATGAACTGGTTGTAGCGCGATTAGCGAAAGAACTTGGTGGATCCGTTGATGATCTCAAAGTCAATTCAGGCGCTCAGCAATGTGCAAACAATTGTGATACAGCATCTTCAAATGCTTTAGCAGAAGCGTCGAATCGTGGTTTAGGCGATCTACTACCTGAACACCCATGGGAAAGCATCCCAACACAGCAGGTTCTTAAGTATGTAGGCCATGTGGCATTTGCATATGTCTGGGCAGTTACCAACGAGCAGCAGGATTATTGGACTTGCACAATATCTGTGAATCATGCACCAGTACCTACGCCATCAATTACACAGAGCGGTATTACTGAAGAAGTGGCATTTGCATCGGCAATCCGCACACTTAAAGAAATGGTTTATAAAAATGAATGGATGCTGGGTTGAGTTATAACAACGTTGGTGTCATTGGCACACCATTCAAACTTTCTGCATTGACCATGGCTATAGCTGTGGCCTTTGCAACTCAGCCAAAGCAGGAAGATGAGTCGCACTGGTTGGATGCAGAAGAAGGGCCACTTTGCGAACGCTTCGATAACTTCCTTAATAGCTGGACTGATGATACTGAGTTCACCATTGAGCATGAATCATCTGATGCACTGGATCTGTACTGTATGACGGCAAATAGTATTCCATTCTCGTTTCGCCGTATCGATGATCGATATAACCTGCTATTCGACAATGAATCAGAGACGATCCAGCAAGAAACCTTTGAGTTTTTTGTTGAGCAATTAAAATATTTACCACTTTGACCTGTTTGTATTTTTTTTATACACGTCGACGTAAACCGGCGACTTACTATAAATATATCGGGTGGTGCTGAGCATCATTCGGTAAACAAGCCAAGGTTTGTTTAATCTCCAATGAGATAGTGACATCGGGAAAGACCGCGTGAGCCACACACGCTAAAAGTGGCACTTACCCTTGGCCACAGGCGGTGTGTGTGCTTTTGCTTCTTCCCTCAAGTTGCAATGCACAGTAGGTTCGAATCCTACGCTCAGGGCCAGATAACGCTGTGGGTTCTTAACCCTTTTTTGCCCACCTTTCCCCAAGGGTGGGCTTTTTTTTATTTGTACTTGAAAATTATCAATTAGACTTAATATATGATTTTCAATATTAATTTATTTTTACAGGAAATATTAAATGTCAAAAATTACTGGATCTGACAAATTGGTAGAAAATATGGGCAAACCGCATGATAACCACGGTGTTGAATATGATGAGGAAACGGGCTGTATCGTTTTTAAGCATATGTATGAAGATGGTTATGACATTGATCTTAAGCACATTCAAGACTCTAAAGGCTTATTGGCAGAATTAAGTCAAATTTGCTCTAAACCAAAAATTACTAAAGAGCAAATTGCAGAGTTTGTTCGTTTAGCTACTCTCCATATTGATGAAGGTGACTTTTCAAAGGTATTCGGTTGGGTTGAAACGACTCCGTTTGATAATTCCTAAGTTCATAAATATAAAAAGAAGCACATAAAATACCACCTGCGGGTGGTTTTTTATTGCCCATCTATTAACCCCGTGTAGGGTTCGACCACTACTTACCATATCCCAAATACTCAAGCCTACGTTGAGCAATCGACAGCAAGCGACTCTTAAAAGTCAGCACTTCACCTATATGCGGCTACAGCGATAAGTGGCAGGAAAGGCATGAGTAATACAGAGCATTTAACGACAGACATTAACGCGGATGCTGATCAACAAAATCTGGGCGCGAGCTTATTAGAAGCTGCGCTATTTGGCGAGACTGCAGAACCAGCTGCAGAAACAGGTAGTGTGCCAGCCACTACACCAGAAGACGTAAAAGCAGATGCAGGGACAACTTCACCTGATCCGGTACCGTCAGAACCTGTGGTAACACCGCCGGCCACTGAACCAACGCCACCAGTTGAAGAAAATGCGGAAAATTCTGTGGTCTTGGCAAAGGATGGTAAACACACCATTCCTTATGAACGACTGCAAGAAACCCGTGAACAAGTACAGCAGTATAAGCAGCAAGTGGAACAACTCACTGCACAGCTAGCAGCACAGCAGACACCTGGTAACACTCAGGTCGCACAGCAGAATGCAGCTGTAGCAGAGGCGGTCATTGAGGCAAGCGGAAACAATGCTGATGTGATGGCCATGTTTGGTGACTTCTCGGAAGAAGCGATTGCCAAAGGAGTTGAAGCACTGGTGAGTCAGCGTGTATCTGCACAAGTGCAGAGCATGATGGATGCAGCCCTTGCACCGTTTAAGCAGCAGCAACAGCTGAGTGCGGAACAGCAACACTTTGCTTATATCGGATCTGCACATCCTGATTATGAATCGATTCCAGAATCGCAAGAGTTTCAGGCATGGAAAGATGCGCAACCCAGCTTTATACGCAGTGCCTATGAAGATGTATTGAATAAAGGCAGTGCAGAGCAGGTGGTTGAACTCTTAAGTTTGTACAAGTCCCAAAACAATGTCAGTCCAAAGGTTGATACACCAGCGCCAACACAGGCCATGGTGGAGAAAGCCAAGCAAGCTGTACAGAACGCTCCATCCAAAGTACCGCACAGCGTGACGGATCTACCTGCAGGTTCACCTGCAGCATTATCCGCTGATGAACGTTTGTCGGCTCTTAGTGGTCCTGAACTTCTCGCAGAAATGGAGAACTGGTCCCCTGATCAAGTCGAAGCGTACATGAGCCGTCGTGCATAAATTTGTTAGTGGAGAATACCATGACTGATAAAACCCATGCCGCATACGGCGATAAAACCAATATGATGCAACAGTCCGTTGGACTTTTTGCAAAAAGCTTACGTCGTAAAAGCACGCTGAACAACCTAGTTGGCCCAATGCCAAAAGGTGAAGGCAGTGCAGAAGCGACTATTAAAAAACAAACTTCCAAACACATGCCGATTGTACGTGTTCAGGACTTGGGTAAAGGCCTGGGTGATGAAGTTACCTATAACCTGATCCAGCCAGTAAATGCTTATCCAATCATGGGTAGCGAATATGCTGAAGGTCGCGGTGTTGGTATGTCGATCGTTGAAGATCGTCTGCGTGTAGACCAGGCACGTTTCCCTGTAGATCTGGGTAATGTGATGACTCAGATCCGTTCACCAGTAGATTTCCGCCGTATGGGTCGTCCAATTGCACAGGACTTGATGGATCGCTATAGCGATATGTCTCTTTTAGTTCATCTGTGTGGTGCACGTGGTTTCGTTAAAAATGTGGAATGGCCAATTCCAACTGAGGAAGATCCGAAGTTTGCCAAAATTATGGTGAACAAGGTTCTGGCACCAACCAAAAACCGCCACTTCATGGTTGATGGCCAAGGCGTTAAATCATTTACCACCAATGCTGGTGAAGCATCTCTGGCAACTACAGATCTGTTCACACTGGACACTGTGGATTCAATGAAGCAGGTGCTGGATGACATGATCCTACCGCCACCTTGCATCAAGGTTGAAGGTGATGATGGGTCGGAAGATTCGCCATTACGTGTATGGTTGGTATCTCCAGCACAGTACAACTGGTTCGCAAAACAGCCAAACTTCCGTCAGTTCGTAGCTGATGCGGTAGCACGTGCATCGAATGCCAAGTTGCATCCGTTGTTCCGTGGTGATGTAGGTATCTGGAACGGCTTCCTGATCCGCAAAATGTCACATGCCATCCGATTCTTTGCGGGTAATGCAATCAAGTATGCAACGAGCTACACCTCTGAAGCAGAAGCGTCAGCGCTTGTACCTGCAAGCTTTGGTAAAACGCATGCGGTGGACCGTTCCATCATCTTGGGTGGTCAGGCGCTTGCAGAAGCATTTGCTGCGCATAAAACATCAGGTGTGCCGTACTTCTGGTCTGAAAAGGGTGATCTGGATCATGGCGATAAGGCCGAGCTTTTGATCGGAACAATTCGTGGCGTGAAGAAAATCCGCTTTGATGTCGATGTGGATGGCGATGGTAGCAACATGCAGTACACCGATCATGGTGTGATTGCAGTCGATACCGTAGTGAAAATCCAAGGCTAAGGCTGAAACAGGGCTGAGTGATCGGCCCTCCGTCAAATTTTAGGAGTATTTAACTCATGGCGACAATTAAACGTAAAAGCGGATTTGCGAATCGCTTCGGTGGTGCAGTGCCATACGGCAACGTGACAGCCTTTGTTTTCTCATTGGCTACCAATGCGGCAGGTGCAGTACTGGATTCCAATTCCGATGTGGCAGTGGCTTCAGGTGATGTAATCGAGTTAGGTTTATTGCCAGTAGGCTTCCGACTGGATGATGCGCAGGTGCTTATCAATACAGCGATGACCGAAGCTGTGACTGGTTCACTGGGCTTTAAATATGCCGATGGTGTGAACTCAACAGAAGTACCACAAGATGCTGCTTACTTTATTAGTGGTGGAGCCTTGTCGACCGCAGCACGTTTACGTGCAACCGGTACCAAGTTGGTGACTTTACCAAAGCCAGCGATTTTAACGCTCACCACAGGTGGGGCGGCCAATGCCAAAGCATCGGACATCAAGATTGTGGTGTCTGGTGAATTGACTGGCCCACGTTAAGTAAAAGTATAAAAACATGAAGTTTATGGGATGGATGATTTTCAGCGAGTCACCATCCCTTTTTTATATTTCACATGAGGAATCATTATGAAAATCGCTTTATTGGCAGCAATTGCACATGGAATGAATCTGGCATATTCCGCATCACTGGGTGATCAGTCTCATTTACCCTGGGAAGAAACCTCAGATGAGCTGAAAAAAAGTATTGAGTATGGTGTAAAACTGCATTTGGAAAACCCTGATACTACGCCAGAACAGTCACATGCATCATGGCTGGCACAGAAAGAAACCGATGGCTGGGTCTATGGTGAAGAAAAGGATCTGGAAAAGAAAACCCACCCTTGCATCCTGCCATATGACCAGTTACCTGCAGAACAGAAAACCAAAGACTATCTGTTTAAAGCGGTTGTGACTTTGCTTAAAGACATGCCTGATCCTGATGATGTATCTGAATTGAATGCTGAACTGGTCAAATTACAGTTACAGGTTGCAGCTCAAAAGACTCAGCCAATTGGTGCAGCGGCAGCAGCGCAAGTTAAAACAGCAGGCGTGACCATTGTCTATGACGGCCCGAAAGACCAGTTCACAGATAACTTGTACGGCACCAAACTGGTATTTAACTGTGGCCAGCCACGCACGGTACCAAGCAACTTTGCCAAGCAGTTCCTGAGTCATCCTGAATTCAAAGAAGTGGAAGCAGGTGATGCACATGCAGCAGAAGGTTTGGATGATACCGATGCAATCCTGGCACAACAAAAGGCTGAACAGGACAAGCTGAAGCAGGAACAGGATCGAATTTTCAATGAGGTTGAATCGATCAAGCAGTTCGGTACCAAGAAGGCTGTGACGGATTACATCGAAGCGAACTACGGTGAAAAGGTAAATCCTAACTCATTCAAGCTGGATGAGCTGAAAGACAAAGCGATTGAGAAAGTACGTCAGTTTGGAGCGATCTAAATATGGACTTAAAAGAACTGCGTCGTCGATTTCGTGTCGAAGCTGGTGATTCGGTACAACCATACTTCACCAGTGATGAAGATGTGGATGCATGGCTAAATGACGCAGTTCATGAGGCCTGTATTCGTGGTCGTCTTTTGCATGAAGCAGAAGATGCCACAATCTGCCGTATTCAAATTACAGCAGGGCAGGCACAGTACCCGCTTGATCCGCGTATCTATGAATTGACACATTTACGCTTTGATCTTGGACATAGCCAATGTGAAAGTGAAGTGAAGTTGGCTTCTGAGGAGATTCTAAGTCATCGCTACCATAGCAACTGGCGTACGAGAATCGGTGATCCAGAGCATGCCATTCAATCTGACACAGGTTTGCGTCTGGTACCACGTCCTGAACAAGACGGCACCTTGATCATTGAAGGCTATCGTTTACCACTTGTTGATATGGTAGAGGATACGGATCAGCCTGAAATTAATCAGGCACATCATGCACACTTAGTGCAATGGGCACTGCACAAAGCATTCAGTATCCCAGACACCGAGTTCATGGATCCGAACCGTGCACAGATCGCAGAGTATAAATTTATTGACTACTTTGGTGATCGGCCTGATAGCAACTTACGTCGTGAGGTTCGAGAGGATTTTGAACATCATGTCACACCCTTCTGGCCATAACCCCCTAAGGCCTGTGTAGGGTTGGTCGAGTCTAACCCTACTTTCACATCATAAAGCCATGTTTTTATTATTTGGAAATAATCATGGCGAATACCCTCTATGACTTCGCACGTCAACGCTTTCTGGAAGCACAGATTAACTGGATGACCGATACGATTAAAGTTGTTCTGGTCGATACCGGTGCGTACACACCGCAAACAGCGGTTCACCAATACTTATCTGATATTCCTACATCGGCACGTATTGCAGGCCCGGTCACGCTTACATCAAAGGCAACCACTGGTGGCGCAGCTGATGCCGCTGACTGTACCTTTACATCGGTTACTGGCGCATCTATTGAAGCCATCATTATTTATGCGGATACAGGTGTAGAAGCCACCAGTCCACTGATTGCATATATTGACACCGCAACCGGTCTACCGATCACACCGAATGGCGGTGACATTATTGTGACCTGGGATAACGGAACAAATAAAATCTTCAAGGTGTAATTACCTGAATTTCTTATCAGTTGATAGCCTCATGCTTTATGGGGCTGAACCCACATAAAGGTGATGCTCATGGCAAAAAGTGAAGAAGTAAAACAACCGGCTGCGGAAAAACCACCAACACAAGGCGTTGGTGTGAGTGGATTTCAGGCAGACGTTTATGCTGCGGATGAAAAAAAGATTGATTGGCCACTACTGATGGCACAACCAAAGTTCCAGATGTACTGTGTCGAACTCAGCCGCCGTCACCATGGCGAAGTGGAGTTGTGGATCGGTGGCTTTGTGAAAGACAAGCTGATGGAAGGTGAACAAGCTTTCTTTAAGTCGTACTGCGACTGGCATGACCAAAAAGGATATTGGAAACAGGAAGATTATTTCGGGAATCTATTATGAGAAAAGTAACCCTTGTAGATTTATCAATATCTAAAAGAGCGGTGGATCTTACTTTAAGACAAGGCTTACCACCATTAGAGCACCGGAATAATAGCGAACTGTATAATGGTGCTTCTTTTGCAGAGTCTAATCAGCAAGTGATGGTGTATACCCCGGACATGCAGAAATGTATTAGTCAAAATCAATCATCTAATACTCAAAATAATTACAGTGTATGCAGAGATATACGAAATAGCACCCTGATGGAGAAGCCGCTTGCTGTCTTTGCAGGAGTTATCCAGGCCGCAGATGCTTCAAACACACACTTTGCAGTTGGTGGGGCAAATCCATTTTTATATGTTTTTGATTGGGCGAGTTTAAGTTTGCAAGGTGCAAGTACAGCCGGCTTAGGAGTTGTAAACAGCATTCGATTTAGCCCTGACGGAAGTCTACTCGCTGTTTCTCACGGAACATCACCGTTCATTCGTATTTATAAAACAAGTGATTGGAGCTACATCGAACCCACTGCTGCTGAAAACGCAAGCGTCACCCATGTTGTTGAGTTTTCACATGATGGGACTAAATTGATTGCTAGATCTGGAACAAACCCATCGTTTAGGGTGTTCTCTACGCAGACGGGTGAACGTATATTTTCACAACATATCGCATTTCATATGACAGATACTAACTCAACAAGAGGATTTCTATATCAGCATCCTACAAAAAATAATCTGGTTTTTTCATTAGGTACATCAAGTTCTGGCGCAGGACCAAGAAGCTATGTTTTTAATACAGATACCTTGGTGCTTGATCCGATTGATGCTCTACCTTCCATCAATCAATCAATGACCAGAATATTATCGATTTACTATAGTGATCTGGACAATACGATTACAGTTACTCACAACTCTGCTTACTCTAATTATTTTTCTCGATTTGATGCAAATAGCTATGAGCCTGTACCAACACCAGAAGTAGATACTCTTTATAAGTATTACTCTCAGATGTATAAATTTTTCAGTAATCTATGTAAGTACGATACAGGTCAAATTACTGGTGTTGTGCGTGACATTAACAATCTTCCGGCACGGCGTATGGTCCGAGCCTATCGGCGCAGTGACGCTGCTTTGATGGCACAAACCTTCTCTGATGCTGTCACAGGTCAGTACAAACTATTACTTCCTGACACTGAATTTTATGATGTGCAGTTCTTAACTGAGGATGGGGAGCAGCTTAACGATCTGTTCTTTGCAAAGTCTATTCCTGAACAGGTTTAATCTATGGCCGGTATTCTGAACGCGACGTGGGTAGGTGCTCATCGTTACACTTTTCCTTATAGTGGTGTTAATGCCCGATGGGGAGCATCAGCACAGCATATTGACGTTCAGCCAATACAAGCATCTGGGATGGGTTCTGTTTCTACGCTTAGAAATGGAATGGTTTACCCTAGCGGTTTTAATGGTTTGGAATTTAGTCGCGTTCCGACAATCTCCAAGCCTAATCAGTATGTGCAAGCAAGCTGTTTTCTTGATGCAACCTGGCAAGGTGCTGTTTCCTACGCAGGTTCTTTTACGGTTGTTTCCGGTGGTTGGTCTGATGTTACTTATCTTTATCCTGCCGGCATCCATGAAGACCTAGTTGGTGAGCATGAGTTAAGACTAGGACAACAATTTATCACCGCCGATGGCTTTGACGCACTATTGCCAGGTGATGGTTATGCACTGCATTACTGGGAATACGCTTATCCTGAATGGGTGCTCGATGCGTCATGGGTAGGAAAGACCGCTTATAGCTCATACGAGGGTATGCTAGACGGCGTATGGCGAAAACCAAGCGTCAATAGTTATATTGCTGTCATCGGTGTGAATGAAGCTACATTTGGTTCGGCACGGCTATCGAACGGATATGAATATCTTGCTCCATTGGGTTTTAATGCGGATATTTTTGGTCAAGCCAGTCTTAACAATAATGCGCGGCTGATCCGGCCTGGCGGTATTAATCCGGGAGCCGTACCCTTACCAAAAATTGAAGGTTTAATTAATATTCTTAAACCGGCTAGTTTTGTCAGTGAGATTTTCGGCAAACCTGTCATTTATAATTTACGCCAGTATCTACTGTCCAGGCCGTATGACGCGCAGCTATTTGGTAAAGCATTTATGGGTGGTGGTGTAAAAACCGTCACGGTGAGTGGATTTTCCGCACCCACTATACCAGGCCCTAAAGTTGTTAATACTCGTGCAAATCAGACTGTAAATTTACATTCTCCTTCACGTGGTATTGCACCGATTGCACCACCAGAACCAAACGTATCGCCACAAATTTTATATCCTAAAGGCGTATTGGCCTGGTCCTTTGGTACGCCTTGGGTTCAGCGGAATCCATCTCCAAAGGGGTTTGTCACCGATAGCTACGGTACAGCATGGGTATCACATAGTCCACGTTATCTAAAACCTGATTTTGTTAAAGCATTTGAATCCGGTTATGCCAAGGTGTTTGATCCAACTCAAAAGGTTGGAGTCAGTGGTGTAAATACAGTTATCGCAGGTGGCATTTTTGGTGATATTGCGATACGCAATAAACGCCGTTTTATTCAAGTAACTGGATCTGATCAATCAGATTATGGTAATTGGTCGAGTATATTTTCTAATTTAATTGTTGTTCACGCTCAATCATTTGATCATGCCTTATTTGGCAACAATGTCATTTTTAATAAAACTCCATCGCTTATTCCGAAATCATGGAACAGTGCAGACTTTGGCCTAGCTTTGGTCAGTGAACGTATACGGCGGATCAATGCACGTGGTTTCGGCATTACTGAAATTGATCGCTTTGGTCGGCACGTTCTAACCAAGCCGCCAGAACTATTCCCACGTACATTCCTAAGTCAGGTATTTGGACAAACGACAATTAGTAATCGTCGTCGTTTTATTTTTGCCGGTGCATTGGATTCATTAGTTTTTAAGAGCGACATTACTGTTTGGTTCCGGTACCGGCATCTTAATCCGGTTGGTATTAAAGAAATTGAGCCAAGTAAGCCAAAAATTGAGCATGGATTGCGTACCTTATTACAAAAAGGTTCTGACCTTTCACGTGTAGCCACGCCTACTGTTTGGTTTAAGGTTCGGTCAGTCCTAGCAACAAGCATATATCGTGAGTTTGAAACTAATCATATTGTTGGCGGCACACAGTTTATAAATCCGGCCGGATACATCGCTTCATTGTTTGGTACACGTATCGTTCCTGAAAATCAGGGACTTTACGGTACAGGGTTTAATGCGCAAGGATTTACTGAAAAGCATAAGATTGAACTGCATACAAGATGGGTACGTGCTACAGGGTTCTTAACCTTTGGCATTCAGACCTCAGATCGTTACGGTACCGCATCTATCTGGAATAAACGCCAGTACATTCGACATAATTACGACTCAGGTGATGGACTTAATCCTGGTGATTTTGGTCAGTGGACTACAATTGCCAATCGAAATCGTGAAATTAAAGCAATTGGCTATGATGCGTCACGTCAGGGTTATACACAGACTGATAATAAAGCACGTCCTTTAAGCACCAAAGGGATTAACCATACCGCTATCGGTAATGCCATGATTGCTGATCGTGTGCGCCACCTTAACCCAGAAGGTATGGAAGTGCCCTATCTATCAGGTTGGGGCCGTGTGTATAACGCCGCAGCACAGATATTGGTATCTGGTGACAAGCATGAATACTTGGGTAGGCCATCAGTTGTAAATACACGGCGCGAATACCGGTGGGTCGGTGCATTTGAATCCATGCTATTTGGTGTACCAATGATCGCCTTTCGTATTCGCAAGCTATCTATAGAAAGTCGCTATTCCATTGCACCGATCTATATGCCATTGCCTAAGGTCGATTTATATACTCGATACATTGATCCACCTGGTCCAGACTTATCTGCATTTGGTGGTCCTTCACTACATATCAAGTGGAATACCTTTACACCACGGTGGACACATCGAGAGCTATTTGGTGATCCTATTGTGCGCAATGTCACGCCTGAGCTTAGGCATCGCGGCAATAATAGCGAAGTGATAGGATTGGCCAGTGTGCGTACACAGTGGCGACATTTGCCAGTAGAGGGCTATGGGGCTGAACTATTGGGGCGAGTAAATATTGCCTATCGTAATCGAAGTATCAGTATTTCAGGATTTAATGCCTTTAAATTTGGCTTGCACAAAGCAGTGCGTACCGGTGCTCCGCCTTATAGCTTGCAGACCATTACTTTAGATTGGGCAGGTGAAGGGCAGCGTCCAGATGCTTTTGAAGGGGATGGTATTAAGATTCCTGAGTATCAGGTTACTCGTCCAAATGTGAAAAGCAATGTGATTTTTGCTGAAGGCTATGTGGCCACCTTGTTCGGTAGTCATCATATCCAGTCTAACGGTATCCTAGTTCATCCTGGGATTCAGGAATTTAGTATTGGTGATCATACTATTGGGCTAAAAAACCGCGTGATTGAAGTGCCAACCATGGGCGACTTACTGCAATTTGAAAAAGTAATGCCAAGATTATCACCGCATACGATTTATGCAGTAAATAACGCCCCACCACAGGCCATTAAAAACCATCCTGTTAATCGTGCAATTAACTATATCAACGATAACGGTATTTTAGCACCGCCCGGTGAGATTTTTGGTCGGGTGAGAATCACCTTACAACATCGAAAGCTGACTGTGACCGCAGGGAATGAACTTTCGATTGGTCGTCCTAGTGTAATACTGCGTAAGCACTACATTCTTCCAAATGGTTTTTTGTCATTCCGTATGGGGTGGCACGTTCTTTTAGATGGCTCCCCTCAGTTTGTTGAGCAATATGACAGTGAAAATCAGGCGTTATATGGTAGGCCAGTGGTTACGTCTATCTATTATGGGCCACAGTATTTAACTGGTCGCGGTTTTAATTCCAACACGTTTGGAACACAGCGAGTAGAGTTCTTTCACCGATCAATACGGCCACAGGGTTATCTCGCAACCTTAATGGGTGCACGAAAATCAGGGGATACCGCATACAAACCACAAGGCTTATGGGTCGGTCGTCCGATGCCTACTATCCCTGATGGCTTTAATGCTGAGGTGTTTGGTGATACCACGATTAGTTTACGTGTCCGTGATGTGACTGTTGAAGGCTTTGACAGTTTTATCAGTGAAATGGATATTTCAAACTTCAAAGGCCGCATGAAAGTAACACTGGTGAAAAAACCAGTGGTGATCGAACCTAAAGAAATTAAGGCAGAAGCTTTTGGCATTACAGCATACGGTGTTCCAAACATTCGTTTAAAAACACATTACATTCGACCTGACGGCAATTCAGATCAATATAGAAAAGGTGGACCAAAATGAAAAGATTAACTCCCTTACGTGGTGTTGATAATGTTTCTGATGATGAGAGCATGTCAAGTTTCGGTCGTGAACCGTTTGTTAAGCTACGTGATGCTGTAAACGTCAACATTAGTTCAAGCGGTCGTGTGCAGCTGCGCGAAACCGGTGTCATTGCTACAGAGATACCCTATAAAAATTTATGGAACAGTCCATTACACGGCGATACCTTTGGTACCTTAAATGGTGAATTGGTCAAAATCAATCCGGTGGATTGGTCACACGAAAGCCTTGGTATTCAGTTACAGGGGATAGTCTGCTATCAGGTCGTGAACAATTTTATTGTGATTTCAGATGCAACGGATCTATATAAATTCGACGGTACCAGTATGGAAAAGCTGACGATTGGTACACCACCGGCACCGATGGCCCAGGTTTCAAGAGGATCATTGCTCGAAGGTACCTATAACCTAGCGATCTCCTGGTCTAAGAATGGTCGTGAATCCGGTCTATCCGATACGATTACGGTGGATTGTGTGGGTGGCATTGAACTGATTTTGCCCTACAACTACAGTGGTGATGCAGATCACGTCACGGTTTATATGACAGAGCGCAACGGATCCGAACTATTAAAAGTCGAAACATTGCCGGCAAGTAGCGCAAGCACGACCATAAACCATGATAAAGACCTGACACGTGCAGCACAGTTTCAGCACCTTTCCCCGATGCGTACCGGTAAATTTTTAAAGTTATGGCGTGGTCGATTGCTGACTGCAGATAAAAACATGCTGTACTTTTCCCAGGCGTTAAACTTCCATCTATGTGATGAGCGTTACGACTATATTGCTTTGCCGCAACGTGTGACCTTTGTGGAGCCGGTTGAATCCGGTATTTGGGTTGGTCAATCTAATAGTGTGGTTTTTTTAAGTGGTTCCGATGTTAGAGATTTGCGCCTGGTGCAGACTGGTGCAAAGGCTCCGGTGCCTGGTACGGCTTTACGTGTCAATAGTGATTTGCTTGGGGAATTATCTGCAGGTTTAGAATCGGTATTGTGGTTGGCTGAAAATGGTTACTGCATTGGTACACCATCTGGAAATCTGGTTGAAGTACATGCCAACACTTTGAAAGGCATCACCGCAAAAGGTGGACAGTCTGTAAGGGTTGATGATCGGATTGTCACTGTTCTACAGTAAAGACTGGTTTAACTATCCGGTCATGACAATGGAAAATTTAAATAAAGACGCACTGTTAGGTGCATTAGCGCGTGGTGAATATAGCGAAGATGGCAATCAAATCACCTTTAATAAGCTCGGTGGCATCAGTTTTAAGGGTGAATACTTTGATCGTGTCAATGGTGGTGAATGGCAGCGCAATGAAAACCTGGTGGTAAACGAAGGGATTGCCCATATCCTGAATGTAGCCTTGGGTGCAAAAGCAAAAACCGCAAAATACTTCCTGGCACTATTTGGTGGTGCTACTGCACCGGCTCCAACCTGGACAGCAGCAAACTTTGCAGCAGTGGCAAGTGAAATTGTCAGCGGTACCGAAGGCTATACCAATGCCACACGTCCTGAATGGGTGCCAGTAGACACCAATGGTAATTCGATTGACAACATGGCAGCAGCAGCACAACTGACCATTGCAACATCAGGAACCTTAACTGTCACCGGTGCGGCATTACTCACCAACTCAACCAAAGGCGGTACCACAGGTACGCTTATTTCTGCAAGCAAGTATGCGGTAGCGCGTACTTTCCAAAGTGGTGATGTTTATGAAATTGGTTATCGCCTAAGCGCAACGGTGTAAAACATGACAGGCCCTATTCCTTATGGGCTGCATGTAATCAGCGGTGAACTCACTGATCAAGATACAGGTCGTATCTATTCAGAGATTCACCGCTTTCTTACTTATAAAGACGCAGCTCAACTCGAAAACTTAAAGCAGGTTTATGATCTGCCTGATGGCGGTTACTTCATCGTTCAGCATGTCGGCGGTTTATTTCGTGTCATTGCAGACAAGCAAGAGCCTGAAAAATTCAAATTCATCAATGATGGACTGGTTAAGCACTACATTCCGATGTTTTTTAGTGGTGTGATTGAGAAGGCTATTGTTCGTGAAGGTTCCGACGATGGTGTGGTAATGAAGGTGACAGAACAATGTCGTCGAAGGCTACAACGTCAAATAGATCAAAGCATCCCTAAACAGCTAGAACTGCAACGATTTGTCGTAGATCAAAATAGTAAATTCCATGAGTTTATGCCACAAAACCCATCTGTTTTCAAAAGAACGCAATACGCTGCGCATAATCCTGGTTGGTATAGCGGATCTATGGCCAAGCTGATTCAGTTTGTTGGTGGATATGGAATACAGGATATTGAAATACTCCCTGAAAAACCGATTGAACGCTGTCAGTTCAAACTTACCGATAGGTTGTTAGCTTTGTATATGGATAAATACAAGGCAATTCGATTGCCTGGGTATTCAGGATTGCCACCCAAAGATGGTCAGTTTCAGTATCACTATGCTGCTTCAAAGACAGATGGCGTTGCATTTGACGATCAGAATAAACCCTGGTTAATTCGTGTTGATCATAAAGTGTGGGCGATGCCACTTCCCATTATCCCCTTAACTGCCGATCCTATTTTTTATGAATATGCAGAAGAACTTGGTGATGAGGAACTGTTAGAGATTTTAAACACATTTGGTGCTATGCCGTCGGGTGAAGGATTTCCAGAAGATACAACCGAGTTTAATCAGTGGCATCGTGCCGGTGTGATTATTGAGATCTGCGATAACTCTGAATTCAAGCAACTCATACCTATATTTACTGCGCGTGGTTGGTCCTTCCATAGTCGAGGTTATGCTGCTTTTAATACAGCTTACCGCTATAACGAGCTTGGCATTATTGAATGCAGTACTTTCAAGCTAAACCTTCAATTAACGTCAGCAACTAATCATTACGGCACAGATAAGGTTACGCCAGGTGATGATCTTGATAATGAATCTAAACAACGGTTAGGCATGTATCTGGCCAAGCTGTTTTCTGGATTATCTGGAAATGATAGTTTATCGCGCACCTTAAAATATAAACTGCGTAACATACCGCAATCTATTTTGCTTGAAAGGGCCAGTGATCAGCCAAATATTGAGGGTGAAATTAACTATTGGGATAATTATGTTTGTGAGCCGATGGCCGCACATAATGGAAATATAAATCAAATCTACAAAGGCAATCTATTTCATCCGGCAAAGCCTGAGTTTCAGCCACAAATTAAATTCCCTAATTATCCTGTTGGTTTGTGTGTATCGTTTGATTTTAGTTCACTTGAAAAAGGCGTGTCAGCATCCTGTGATACGGTCATGTACGCTTATTATGACAATGACAGCTTAAAGGTCGTTAAGTATTTCTACACAGCGAAATCTTTTTATAAAAAAGTCGAAACAGACTATGAAGAATGTATGACGGTTGGATCGTGGTTTAAGAATGAAACAACTGGTACTACTACCATTGCAGGGCACTTCTACACCACGGATATTGATGATCGTGATGAAGTTTCGCCGTCGCTTATAGAAACAACAGTTAAGGGTGAGGATGCAGGTTATGACAGTAAGCCATCATTCAGCTTCATACACTTTTTTGCTATGCAAGGCAGCCTATGGCGTAATCGTTATTTTACGCACTTAACAAAGAGCAAGAGGACTACAGGAACAAATATTAACCTTGCCGTACTTATTCCGATGTTTAACACAAGCACGGTACTACATGCAACGAAGATTACTGGTGGTCAAGTTACAGATTCTGAAAGCAAGAAATTACTTTCTGTCCGTGATCCATACTCATATCGCTATTGGACCTATGATTTTGTATTTGCCTGGAATACACCGTTATCCAAGCAAACCGGTAAGCCTTCACCTAAAGATGGTAGTCCAGTGTGGGTAGAGTTAGAGGATTATAACCCAGGGCCATGTTCAGATTTTGCCGATCAAGGCCCATGGATACCGAGTATGCCATACGACATGACTTGGTTAATTCACCCTAATAAAAATGAGTGGCTTCATAGCGGCGGTGGTGGTGCGCCAAAAGTTAATGAGTACGGTAATTCAGTTACCAAGAACGCAGATCCGAAGGGGAGTCTAAAGTGGATGGTGAATGACTTTAACATCACACTGCAGACGACTATTCCTGATGAACGATATTTTTTAGCTTCTCCTGATCAATACGGTTTCGGTATGAGCCGTACAAGCAGTAGGGTTTTTCTAGGCCAGTCTGAGTATGTCAATATCAGTGAAACCAACCAGGGTGTGTGGAAGTATAGAGGTTATACAAGCCTGGTGGACCACTCACGCGCATACCACTTTATCGGGGTGATCAATGAGTAGTTATCGTGATGATACTCAAGAAACAATTGTATTAAGTTCCGATGCCTTTGGAAAAATAACATCGGGTGATGTTGAAAACTTTTCTTTCACTGAAACCATACTTAGCAAGGTTCGACACAATGTAGAGGAAATCATCCGGCTAGGGGATGAGGATTTATCACGCCGTAAAGGACGGTTAGACAGTGAGCTTGGTTTCGCTGATCAGGTAATCCACTCTGTACGCAAATTTCAGCTGATTGAAGAATGTTTTATCCTGGCTGATCAGAGCTTTGTAAAACTATCCGAACTGATCACTGAGGATCTTGGCCTGGGCGAAGTGGAGCAGGTGAGCTATAAGATGCTACACATCGATCCGTTTAAAGTGGCTGATGCTCATTTCACCTTCAAGACAGCATTTCAAAACATCAGTGACCGGCTAAAGCTAGGCGATAGCTTACATGCCCTGACACGTTCTCAAGATCTAATCAGTGAAAGCCTGGTGCTCTCAGATACCACACGTGACAAGTTAAAAACTCTGATTGTTGAAACTCTAGGACTTGGCCAAGAGCTTGAACAACATAACATTGTCCATAGCCAGGTATCAGACAGTTTTAAACTGCATGATCGTGCTGTACGAATTGTCAGTGACACGGTTGAAGATGCGATCCGGTTTAATGATGAGTTTCAGAAACTTTCAGACACGATTGAACTGGTGATTGAAAGCCTGGTGTTTTCAGATCAGGTATTAGGGCAACGAATAGTGCGAAGCCTGGCAGAATCTAGTTTAAGTTTTTCAGAATCCATTGAAGGGGTTAAACGTGCATCCTCTAGTGTGACTGAGTTGTTATTCCTGAATGATGAATACCAGGACGGTAGAGAGATTATCGGGGCATGGACCACTACGGCAGATGGCTGGAACATGAGCCGCTACTATGATTACCCTTATGAAGAACTGATTGTGATTGCTGGCCGACTTTATGGTGTTACGGCCGATGGCATTGAAGAACTCAAGCAAGGTGCACAAAGCATTACGGCGCAGATCAAAACTGCAAAATTGGATATAGGTGCCGGTGCATTGGTGCATCCTGAAAGCATGATTTTGGAATATAGCTTAGATGGTCAATTGTCGGTCGATGTAGGAACCACTCAAACCGGCTACCAACAAACATTTAACTATGTACTCAAAAATGAGCCTAGCGATTATTTAACCAATGGCCGGGTGATCTTTGGCCGTGGCTTACGTGGTCGGCATTTTGAGTTTTCAGTCAATATTCAAGGCACGACAGCCTATATCAACGACATGGTTGTGAACATAACCAAAACAAAACGGAGAATTTAACCATGATGATTCCTACACTGAATGTCGTTGACCAGGCGGTTGCTGAAGTTCAGGACAAGATGAAATACTTTGAAGGACGCAGTAATCAGCTACTAGGTGAAATGAGCAACGCCATGACCACACTATCTGGCGTTACTGTAGAGCCGGTTGAAAGTGCTCCGCAATTACCAAGTCCTGAGAATGCGCAGTACCAACCGATTGATACCCCAGATGCACCTGAACTCAATGTGATTGCACCTGCACCGCATATTTTGGATCTGGATATTGAACGGCCTGCCGCACTCACATCACCCAATATTCCTACACTTGAAATTAATTTGCCTGACGCACCCATCATGCAGAATGATATTGAGATTCCGTCAGAACTCACTAATTTTTCTTTACCTGAAATCGACACCAACATTGAAATTGGTACCTTGCCACAACTCAGCTTAACTGGTCTGGATATTGGCCGTAATACAGTCAATATTGATGTATCAGAACTTTTAAATGGGCTGGATTTATCCGATCTGAATTTGCCGGAAGCACCTGAAAACCCGATTTTAACTTTCCCAACATTGCCAAGCTTGGGTAATTTTGATTTGCCAGTGCGGCCAGATATTGATATTGGCAGTGTTGAGATCCCTGACGCGCCTGAAATTGTATTGCCTGAAATGGAAGCCCTGCAAGCCATTACCTTGCCGACCTATGAGCCAGAAGCACTACCTGTATTTGATGAATTGCCGCCTGAGTTTAGCGTAGAGCTACCCAGCGATATTGATAGCATCATGCAACAAGCACAGAGCATTGCTACAACGGACTATCATCGCCACAACAAGGACAATGCGATTCAGCCTTTGGTTGCTGAAATCCGCGCTTGGATGGAAGGTAAAGCATCGGGTACAGGATTACCGGTCGATATTGAAACAGCACTGTTCAATCGTGCTCGTGAACGTAATAACCGTGAAACAGAACGTGCTGTACAAGAGGTGATTGATCAGTGGGCCAGTCGGGGGTATAGCCTGCCGCAAGGATCGACCCAAAAGCAGATCGATGCCATCCGAGATGATGCACGTTTAAAAGCGGCAGATCTGAATCGTGACATTATGATTCAGTCCTTTGAAAAGCAGCTTGAACATATCCGATTCTTGACCGAGCAAGGTATTGCCCTGGAACGGTTAAAGCAAGACCTATGGATTGCTTATGTCGGTAACATCATGGATGCAGCCAAGTTCCAGGTCGAAAGTAAACTGAGTTTATTTAATGCACAAATCTCGATTTTTAATGCGCGTACTGATGCGTTTAAATCGATGATCGATGTATATAAAACCAAGATTGAAGGAACCATTGCCAAGATCACGGCGTTTCGGGCTCAGGTGGATGCGCAAGTTGCCATTGGTCAGATTAACCAACAGACCGTCGATATTTTTAAAGCCAAAATTGATGCAGTCATGTCTAATGTTGATGTGTATAAAGCACTCATCCAAGGCGCAACCGCACGTGCTGATCTGGTAAAAAGCCACTTTGATGCCTACAAAACCGAAGTGCAAGCATACAGTGAGCAGGTTGGGGCAGAGCGGATCAAGGTGGAAATGTTTGATTCTCAAATCAAGGCCGAAGGTACCAAGGTCCAAGCCTATGAATCTTTGGCACGTACCTATGCCACCACTATTGAAGGTCTTTCGTCTAAAGCCAATATCAAGATGAAAGAAGGAGATATGAAGTTGGAAGCGGCACGTGTACGAATTGCAGAGTTTCAGGCCAATACCGAAGCCTATCGCGCATCTATGGATGCACAGTCGAAAGTACTGCAGTTTGAAACCGAAGCATATACGGCCAACCTGGAAGCAATGAAGTCACAAATTCAGCTTTCAATTGAAAAGATGAATACACAAAGCAATATTGTGGAATCTAATTCACGTACACGGATTGCTTTGGCAGATGCTTTATCGAAGTATGCTGAAATGAAAATCCGGGTCGGTATTGCCAATTCAGATACTTTGTCACGCTTTGCTGATATGCGCTCACGTACTGCAATCGCCGTGTCAGAAGCGCATTCGCGCTATGCAGATCTATCCCTGCGCACCACGATTGCCAACAGTGATATTTACAACCGCTATATTGAATCTCGTACACGTGTAGCCTTGGCCAATGCAGATACTCAGGCCAAGTATGCTGACTTAAATTTGCGTACCAATCTGGCATACGCAGATACTCAGGCCCGTTTTGCCGATATGAAAATGCGTACCGGTATTGCCAATGCAGAAACCCAGGCGCGTTATGCTGATATGAATATTCGGACTAACCTGGCTTATGCTGAAATGCAGATCAAAAAATATGAGGTCGATTTAAGCCACTCAGTCAAGAAAGCTGAACTTGCAGCTGAAAGTATGAAAGGTATTGCACAGTTTAATACACAGCTTGCAGCAGGTGCTATGTCTGCTATGCACGTTTCAGCTAGTATTAGTGGTAGTGGTTCAACTTCAATTGGCTACAGTGCCAGTGAGTCTGAATCTAAGAGCGAAAGCCACAACTATAGCTATTAAGGCCCTCTAGGGTTCGCCTTAAGTCCTATCTGATGGTTATCTTTTACCAATCAAATAAGATTTAGGGCTTTTTTATGAGCTTCGGTTTAAAAAAAGGGCAGAAAAAGCCCAATCAAGAAGGCGGTAAAATTCAGGGACCAGGTACAGGTACGTCTGATGATGTGCAAAAAACTGTTCCAGATGGAACTTACATCATGCCGGCAGATTCAACCGCTCAAATTGGTGAACAAAATTTAGAGCAGCTTGGTCAGGGTAAACCACTAGATGTAAATGTCAGTAATGGTGAGTTTGAAATGACACCAGAGCAGGTACATGCAGTCGGTGCACAGGCTTTGGATCAAATGAAAGATCAAACCCATACACCCAGTGGCTTGCCACAAACCATCATGGATCAGCCAGGTGAAAAGCCAAAGCTGTTCTTTCGGGATGGTGGATTGGTACAGAACCGATATCCTTCTGCAGATGAAGTGCGTAAAGCGCAGTTAGCCCGACAAACACAAACAGCCGGACAAAGTCAGCAACCGCGTCTTGGCCCACAAATGCGCGATGTCACACCAGAGCAACGACAATTACCTGCAACACGTACCTCACAACCGCAAACAAGTGCACCGAGCACAGCATCACCTGCAGCATCGGGTTCAGGCTTTGGGATAAAAGCCGCAAATATGGCCAAGGGTCTGGGTAAATTCCACGTCGCAGGTGCAGGCATAGGTGGTGCAGCAGCTGGACTGAATACATCGACAGAAGATTATGCAACTCGTATGGGGCTGGATCGTAATGCAGATCGTGGACCACTGGCAGAAGCTGCAATTCGTACGACAGGTGTGCTGACCGATGTGGGTAATGCGGCAAGTTTTGGATTGCTGGGTAGCCGATTCGCCGATAAACAAATTAACCAAGCCCGTGCAGATGCCGATGCAAATATGGCAGACATTGCCAAACGACGTGCAGAGCGGGATGCGACACGCGCAACACCAGCACCACAACAGCAAGCAGCTGCAACACCAGCACCATCATTTAACGACCAAATGAATGATGCTATGTATGGCGCACCTGCAAGTAACCAAGCACCATCTGGTGCAGCAAATCCTTATGCAATTCAACAGAATGGCAATAGCTTTAGTTATGCCAATCCTGGTGCGGCATCTCAGGCCCGAGCCGCTGGTATTCCTGAATTGCAGGCCAGTGGAATTAATCGTCAGGCTCGAGATCCTGAAGGTGTGGCGAAGTTTATGGCCAACACCCGAGAGATGGGACCAAGTGAACAGCAGATTCAGGCAGCAATGGGACAGCAGATGAATCCGCAGGGTTTTGGTTTGCGTTACCCAGATCGGCCGCAAATGACAGATGCACAGGTAAATGAGCGTCGTCAATTGGTACGTGATATCAGTGCCCCAATTAAAGGTGCGCGTGGTATGACCACAAATCAGCGTGCTCAACTGGTTGAATTGAATCAAGGGGATCAGAATCGAGCGGTGCAAATGTATAACACTGATGCCAATAATATGACCAGTGTTCAGAACAACAACACCAATAACGCTGCAAGCATCCTGCAAACAGGTATGCGCGAAGATGGTCAGAACATGCGTCATGGCGCCAGCCTTGCTCAGGATGGTGAGCAGTTCAATGCAAATTTTGGTTTAAAAGCGCGTGAACAAAACCTGAGTGAGAAAAAGGAAGGTTTTGGTATTCGTCAGGCAGAGCGTGTTGAAAAACTGAATGAGATGTATGATAAGGCTCAGACCGATGAGCAGCGCCAATCTATCCAGCAGCGTATTAACCGTTTAACTGGTGCGAAAGAAAAAGAAGCAAGTAATCCTTACATTAAGATTAAGCGTGATGAAGTGTTGGATAACAAGGGTAATGTAATTCAGCCTGGAGGTGAAGTTTTGTTTAATTATAAGACAGGGCAGAGTATTGACCCTTTAACTCAAACACAATCCCAAGGTCAGTCGGCACAGCAATTTGAAAACTACCAGGTGGTTCAAGATGCCAATGGCAATCGAGCCTATGTAGTTAATGGGGAATATGTACCGATTCCTTAAATAAAAAGCCACCGTTTAGGTGGCTTTTCTTTGTTAATTGCACTGCATCTGTCCGCCAATATCTCGGCACATACGACCATTATTATAATAAGTGCCATTATTTCCATTATAGCGGTTGCCCTGATTATCCCAACAACCAGATCCATCACAACTAGTCATATGTGTTGGCGTTGGTGCTTGTGTCTGAGGAGGCATAGGTGCTGAATAGGAGTTTCTTGAGTTTGAGTTAGCAACTGGTACGTCTACACCTGACATGGCAGCTAAAGTATTGCGCTGATTAGCAGTCAATCCTTTTGAACCCTTATAAGGTGTGCTTGCTTCTTTAATAATTTTTTGACGCAAAGCTTCATCTTCTGCGTTGCGTTCAGGTTGTCTTGGCGCATTGTATGTTTGGCTTGGTTGCTGTGCAGAATAGTTTGTTGAGTTACCAGGAGAAGGTTTAGGCATATAGGCTCGTTGTGGTGCAGGAGGTGTGCCAAGTGATCTTATGGTGTCAATTTTTTGCTGTTTTGCACCTGATGGGGGTGGCTTACTTGAATAGGTGACATTCCCCTTACTGTCTACCCACTTGTAATAGTTTTTGGCCTGTACGTGTGAAAATGAAAACCCCAATATCAAACTCGTTAAAATCACTTTTTTTAACATTATGTTATCCCTCGTTTTTTGTAGATTATTAAGTACTGAAATGACTATGAATGCAATAGTTTTGTAGGGTTCGACCAGTACCAAGTGGAAGCAGCATGATTTGGGCATACCATAGGAGCGTGTCATGCCTGATTCCAAAGTCATCAATAATCCCTTCTTAGACGAACAGAATACTACAAAAGTTAGTCAGCCCAATGGATCTAAATTTGATCCAAGTACTGCCAAGCCTGTGGCAAATACAACTCCGGCTTCAAACAATAAAAATACCAAGTTTGACCCAAGTACGGCCAAAGCAGTAGATAAAGGTTTTGGTGGGCATGTCCGCGATTTAGGTGCATCCCTGATGGGCGGTCTTGCATCGGTGCCGGATGTCGCAGTTGGTATTGCAGATCTGTACTCCGGTGGCCGTGCAGGTAAGGCTATAGATAATCTTTCAGACAATTTCAAGTTAGGTGATGGACGGAAGTACTGGCAGGATCAAAAAACAGATCATGCCAAGGTTCAGTCGCAAGAATTTGCTGATGCAGAAGGAATCATTGATAAAACCAAGGTGGCGTTATCCAATCCATCCATGATCACCAACACAGTCGTTGAGTCTGTGCCGTCTATGGCACTCGGTGGTCTGGCAGGCCGTGGACTAAATGTAGCATCCAAAGGTCTGATTAATCCGGTTGCTGCAGGTGCTGCCGGTGAAGGTCTGGTCATGGCTGGTACTCAGGCTGAACAGATCCGTCAGGAAACTGATGATGGCCTACTGACTGGGAAGCAAGTTGCTGCGGCAGCGGGTACTGGTGTGGCAGGTAGTTTACTTGGCTTTCTTGGTGGTACGATTGCCAAAAAACTAGGTTTTGAAGATGTGGATACTTTGATGGCTCGGGGTATTAAGCCTGAACAGGTAGCTGGTGAAATTTCACAGATCCCATTCTCTAGCATTCCTAAAAACATCGTACTCGGTGCAATCAGTGAGGGTTTGCTTGAGGAAATGCCACAGTCAGTGACTGAGCAGGTACTTCAAAACTATGCTCTGGATAAAGACCTGTTTGAAGGTGTAGATGATGCCATTGTTATGGGCACCCTAGCAGGTATGGCTATGGGTGGTACCGTAGTAGGAGCAACTCAAACATCGAAGTGGGCAGGTCAGTCAAATGCTGAAAATCCAGAATCAGGTGACGAGACAGATACAACGAGCAGTACTCCAATGCTGCCAGCACCAACGGGTGGGAATGGTGGCACAGGTTTAGGTTTTGATAGCCTGCAAGGTGAGTATATTCCTGCCGGTCAGCAAGATACAGTAGATCTAGGCCAAGCGCGTCAGAACTTTGAATATGACCAGATGCCGACCGATGCCGAAGCTCAAATTGAATTTGGCGGTCTGTCACGTCAGTATGCACTAAAACCATCGGAGCAAATGGGCCTTGATCCAAATCTCGGGCCACTTTCTGCAGCAGCTGCAACAGCTGTAGACAGTGGTATATCTCAGCAGATACAGATCGAGATGCAGGCACAGGCGGCAGCTGAAACAGCGTCTAAAGTTGCCGGGAAGACTGAAGACAGTAATGCACCATTACAACAGGCAGCAGATGCAGCACGTGAACTCACACCCGAACAGATCCATGGCAAACAAAATACCTATGGCCCAGACGTTACTACGGCGATTGAACAGCTGAAACAGCGTCAGCAAGGAGAAAAAAATGCACTACTCACCATTGATGAAAGTACTCAGAATGGAAAAGCACAGCAAGGAAATGCACCGCTTAACAATGGAAGCCAATCAGTTTCTGAACAGTATGACACCACTACAGCGTCTGCAATGGGAGCAACAACAGGAACAGCGCAGAAGGAATTACACCCTGCGAAATCTGATGCAGGTCAGATCGTCCTACCTAACCAAAGTCTAAATGAAATCCAAACTAGCGAAGCAAAATCCAAACTACTTGATACTCAATCCAAAGTAACCGAACTGGAAGCACAGCTTGTCACTGAAAAATCAGTACCTAAAAAGGCACAGATCCGCAAGCAGATTGCTAAATTGCAGCAAGACAACCCGATTGATCAGGGTGCACATGCAGCCGCGACCAGCATTCAGAATGATTTACCAGAACCTACCCAAGCACAGATTGAAGCGGGTAATTATAAGAAAGGCCATATCAAGGTTCATGGTTTAGATATTGCTGTAGAAAATCCGCGTGGTTCTGAACGCCGTGGTACCGATCCTGGTGGAAAGCAATGGGCGCATGAAATGAGTGACCATTACGGCTACATTAAAAAAACAACTGGCGCAGACAATGAACACATTGATACCTATGTAGGACGTAATCCTGAATCAGATCAGGTTTTTATTGTGGATCAGATTGATCAGAAAACTGGTGGCTTTGATGAACACAAGGTAATGATGGGCTTTAATTCACAAGAAGAAGCAGTTCAGGCCTATTCATCTAACTTTGATGATGGATGGAAAGTTGGGCCAGTTCGTGCCATGAATAAGGATGAGTTTAAGTCATGGTTAAAAGATGGGGATACCAAGAAACCTGCAGGTGGTACCCTCACAAATGAAGGTACCACTCAGCCACAAGGTAAAACCGAAAAGGTTTATACACCTGGTACCAACCGTGAAATTGAAGTACGTCACAAGGTGGTAGAAGCAGATAGCTTAATTACCTCGAATGATGCAAATGGTGCAGTCAATCCGAATTTCCCGAAGCACTTACAACCACGTGACCGCAGCCGACCGACTTCAATTGCTCAAGTGCATGAGATTGCCAGCAAACTTAATCCAAAATTGCTCGGTGAAAATCCGAGTACTGCTAGCGGTGCACCTATTGTATCTGCAGAAGGTGTTGTGGAATCAGGCAATGGACGCACCATGGCAATCCGTAAAGCCTATGAAACAGGCAAAGGCGAAGCCTATAAGCAATGGTTGGGTGAGCAGGGTTACGATGTATCTGGCATGAAAAATCCGGTGCTGGTGCGTGAACGTACGTCAGCCATGACCGACCAGGAATTGCGTGACTATACCCGTGAATCTAATGAAAGCAGCACTCTAACCATGAGTCCGACCGAACAGGCTATGGTAGATGCAAAAGCAGTGGTGGATCTGCTTGATCAATACCGTGGTGGTGATATCAATAGTGCGGCTAATCGTGATTTTGTGAACCGATTTGTGACTGAGCTGGTACCTACCAGTGAACGTGGAAAAATGTTGAGTGCGGGTACCGGACTGACTCAGGATGGTCAGCGCCGTATCAATGCGGCATTAGTGGGAGCAGCCTACAATGATACCTTCATTGTCGATCAGGTATTTGAAAGTACTGAATCTGATATTAAGGCTATTGGTAATGCACTGACTGATGTTGCTGGGTTCTGGGCAAAGATGCGTGATATGGCTATCAATGGCCAGATTCCTAAAGACTTGGATATTACTCAGAATCTAGTGGAAGCCGTACACCTTGTCCAAAAAGCACGTGTCACCAGCACAAAACTTGCCGATCTCGTAGCGCAGGATGATATATTTAGTGGTGCGGTAGATCCGGTAACGTTAGATTTCTTAAGCGTATTCTATCGTGGTGATAAATATACCCGGGCACGTGGCCGTGAACGTGTGGCAGATGCTTTAAATCATTATGCACAGCAAGCCATGCAGCAGTTTTTAGGTGAAAACCTGTTTGGTGATAAACCTAAAAACAATACTCAATTAAGAGGTGAAACCCTTGACCGACTCGACCAGCAAGAAACTGACAAGCAACAAGACATCTTCGCAAGCCCGCAATCTGATGACGCAAACACTGGCACGTCTGGCGGAACAGGACAACGAGCCACTACTGAAAGCCCGGATGCAAAAACGGATGCAAGAAACGAAGCAGAAGTAAAATCTAAAAGTTCGAAATCCATCACCGGAAAACCAAAAGAAGTCATTCAGGACTTTGGTGAAAAAATTGGTGGTGCACGTAAAGATACTGCAGTAAAAACTGGTAAAAAACCTCTAGCAGAAAAACCCAAAGATGACCGCCCGACTTGGGCTAAGCGTTTTGAGATTTTGGAAATTGCAGCATCCTCTAACCCAGCTGAAGTCGGTAAATGGACGATTTCAGATACCAAAAATAAGGACTGGATGGGCAATAACCGTCGTCTTACCAATCAGATGTTTGGAAGTCAGGAAGAAGCTGAGAAGTTTTTACCTGTGGCAGCGGTCGCTATGAAGCATCGTGTCACTACCGATACGAAAGATGGAAAAAAAGGCTACATCATTGTCCGAACAGTGTCAGACCGTAAGCATGTACAGGTTGTTCAGCAGTTGTTTGATACCCGTGATGCTGCAAATGAATATCTGGTACGTCATGCGCAGGAAATTTTAGAGACCAATACCACATTTGGTGAACTGGATCTGCCACGTCCTGAGAATACTCAACGTACCGGTGTGGCCCGCCGTGAAGGAGATGCCAAAGATTCTGATTTCAGTCGAGTCTTTGGATTCCGTGGGGTGGAATTTGGCAACTGGAATAATCAGGTCGAACGTCAGGAATTATTAAATGATGCATTTGATGGTCTGATGGATCTAGCTGAAGTTTTGAATATCCCACCAGAAGCTTTGAGTCTAAATGGAGAACTTGCACTGGCATTCGGTGCACGTGGCCAAGGTTTAAGTAGTGCCAAGGCACACTATGAATCTAATCGTGTCGTCATTAATTTAACCAAGATGAACGGTGCCGGATCTCTGGCGCATGAATGGTGGCATGCATTCGATCATTACTTGTCACGTCAGGATGGATCTGCAAGTTCTGCATGGATCCAGCATGAAGATGGCTCACGTAGCCTGAATGTAAAAGCGAACCCGGCAGATCGTTTTGCAAGTCATGGTTTTAAGGTAGTGAAGTCTGGTGTACGTGAAGATGTACGCAATGCCTTTGAAAAACTTATGGTGACGATGTTCAGAAAGTCACAGGCTTATATTGAAGACACCCAGGCAGCAGACGAGTTTGTGGCACGTTCACGTGATGAAGTTCAGGATAAGCTAAATTCTATCCGTGAGAACCTGACCAAGCAGCTCGATCCGCAGTACTACAAACGATTTAATAAACCTGCCTCTGCAGACCAGCTGGCAGAGTTCGACACTGCAGCAGAGCTCATTATCACAGGTCAGTTACTTGAGACAGAGGCGCGTAAGAATCCGAAAAGTCGCAGTACCTTTGGTGGGTACCGTCATACCAATGATGCACTGGACAAGATCAATGAGATTTTTAAAGCCGTCCGTGGTCGATCAGGATTTAATGCAGACTTTAAGGGAGTGCTGGACTATCTTCGTGGCAGCATGAGCCGTTATATGGGCCGCCTTAAATTACTTGCTGATGCACAGCAAAGCACAACCAAGTACAAGTCAGTACCGACTGAATTTGCCATGAATGCCAAAGAACTGGATCAAGGTCGAGGTAGTGACTACTGGACGACTCCACATGAGATGTCTGCACGTGCATTCCAAGGGTATGTAGAAGACAAGATTGCTGCCAAAAATGCCCGTAGTCCTTTCCTGAATTATGGTCCTGAAAATGTGGGTATCCTCACACCTTATGGCGTAAAGCGGCCTTTCCCATCAGGTGAAGAACGTGTAGCAATCAACCAAGCCTTTGATGATCTGATCGGTGGACTGCAAACTGAGAAGACTGAAACAGGTCAGCGGCTTTATAGTAGTGCTCAAGATAATGTGCAGTCTGATCAGACATCAGAACAAGTCCGTGAAGCCCTGGTGAAGCGTTTTGGTGAAAAGACTATTTCTAGCCTGGAGCGTCGTGGGCTACTCGATATTGTCAGTACTGTGGATGAACCAGGTGTGGAAGGCTTTTATCAGAATGGCCGTGTAACCTTGGTTGCAAACAACCTGAACGAAACCAGCATTATCCCAACCTTCCTGCATGAGTTGGGTGGTCATGGTGGATTTCAAAACATTATGAGTGAAGAAAAATATGCCGAGCTTATGGGTATATTCAACGATATGGTTCAGCGTAAACATCCGCTTGCACTAGAAGCCAAACGTCTTGCAGAACGTGAAACTGATACCAAAACACAGCAGCTGGAATACCTGCCTTATCTTTTAACCCTGGCTTCTACTCAGCAGGAAATGAATGCCCTGCAAAAAAGTGCAATCAAGCGTTTTATTGATAAGGTCGTGAGTGTTGTGAAAGCATGGGCCTTTGATCGCTTGGGTATCAATTTAAACCTGAATGAAAACGATATGGTGGCCTTGGCCAATCGCATGATCCAGCAGCAGATTGCCGAACCTACCTCAGTAGAAAATGTGCGTGCTCAACTGCAGGGTACAGATCAGTGGATGAAAGCACCGAATGGTAAACCTACCAATCTGACCGAACAGCAGTGGTTGCAGGTACGGACACCAGAATTTAAACAATGGTTTGGTGACTGGGAAAATAGCCCAGAAACGGCATCTAAAGTGGTCGATGAGAATGGTGAACCTCAGGTGGTTTACCACGGTACATCTTCCCAATTTACCCGCTTTAAACTTGGAGGAGGCTTGCTTGGGCGTGGTGTGTATCTCACCGATCGTTATGAAGAAGCACAAAACTATGCTGGCAGTCGCTCTCAAGATAATGAAGGGACAGTGATGCCCCTGTTCGCCAATATTCCAGAGATGTTTAATAGCAATTCAAAGACCACACGTGAGCAGGTTGTTGGTGCTATGCAAGACGGTTTCAATGGTATTCGACACCAGTTCAACGATATGGATTACCTGGTCGCCTTCAACCCCGAACAGGTCAAATCAGCCGTTGGAAATACCGGACTCTTTAGCAGCCAAGATACTGATATTCGATTTAGCCGGCAGGCCAATGCTCAGCAGATTATTCAGAATCTGGTCGGTAATATGAATAAGCAAGGGCGGGAAAAACTTAAAACCGAAGCAGGTTATAAGGCTACACATGCTTTGCAGTATGTTCTTGGCGCACTGGGCCGTCGTCAGTTAACAGAGTTGTATCAAAAACTATTACCACAGTTGAAACCGTATAGCGATATGGTGGCGATGATGGATGCTGATCAGAATGAAGTGGCAGCACTGTCGGATGAATTGGCACGTCGTTGGGCTGACTTAAAAGATGAAAAAGAGTTGGCCAATGTGATGCATGATGCGACCTTGGCCAAGATCGATCCGGCCAAGCCATATCAGCCAGGTGACAATGTTGCAGAATATACCAAGCTAAAAAAACAGTTTGATGCGCTGTCTGATGATGCGAAAAAGGTTTACCGAGAAGCACGTGATGCCTATAAAAAACATCACCGTGATGTGCGTCAGGCGATTCAGGATCGTATTCTGCGTTCAAGCATGAGCAACCAAAAAAAGACCGAATTACTGCAGCAGATGGATGCCAATTTCTTTGGTTATACGCAGGGCGTGTACTTCCCATTACAGCGCTTTGGTAAATATGTAGTACTGGTTCGTGATGCAAAAGATCAGGTGATCAGTGTCAGCCGTGCTGAAACCTTATCGGAAGCACATAAACTGCGTGAGATCCTGCAAGGTGACTATCCGAATGCCAAAGTACATAAGCCAATGCTGGATAAGGAATATGATGCTGCACGTGATGGTGTAGGACGTGGTTTTATGACCAACCTGTTCAATGAATTAGGCAGTTTTGGTTTGAATGCACAGCGTCAGGCAGAGTTAGAGGATATTTTAGGGCAGTTGTATTTAAAATCATTGCCAGACCTAAGCTATGCCAAATACAGTGTACACCGTAAAGGTACTGCAGGTTTTAGTCAGGATGCTCGTCGTGCCTTTGCCCAGAATATGTTCCATGGTGGCAGTTACCTGGCCAAGTTACGCTATAAAGACCAGCTGGAAGAAATGCTGGATGGGATGCAGAAGCATGCCACAGAACAGGCCAAAATTGATGATGACTATGATCAACCGGTGGCGCAACAGGTCATCGATGAGATGAATAAGCGTCATAAAAATATGATGGAGGCGAACTCACATCCATTGTCTACAGCTTTAACCAGTTTAGGCTTCCTGTATTACTTGGGTCTATCACCGGCATCGGCAGCAGTAAACACCTTGCAAACAGTCTTGGTGGCCTATCCTCAAATGGGTGCCAAGTGGGGGTATGACAAGGCGGGTGCTGCATTGGCCAAAGCATCCGATGATTTCCGCAAAGGTGTATCGATCAAAGGGATCAATCCAAAGAATTGGGAAAATGATATTGCCAAAATTCTGAAAGGCGATGAACTCAAGGCTTATGAAGAAGCTGTGCGCCGTGGTGTGATTGATGTGACCATGGCACACGACTTGGCGGGTATTGCCCAAGGTGAAGACAGTGGGGTGATGTGGAAACTGCGTCCGATTATGCGGGTAGCAAGTACTCTATTCCATAATGCCGAACGCTTTAACCGTGAAGTGACATTTATTGCAGCGTACCGGTTAGCACGTGATAGTGGCTCAATGCACGATCAGGCTTTTGAGCAGGCAATGGATTCTACCTATAAGGGCCACTTCGATTATTCTGCAGGTAACCGTCCACGGATCATGCAGGGTAATATTGCCAAGGTGATTTTGCTGTTTAAACAGTTTGGCCAGAACATGATTTATACCTTGGCACGTACTGCTCACCAGTCGCTTAAAGGTGAAACTCCTGAAGCACGTCGTGAGGCACAGCGTGCATTAGCCGGTATTATCGGTATGCACACTGTATTTGCCGGGGTAATGGGTTTGCCTTTGGTGGGGCCGATTCTGGCCATGGCTTCAATGCTCGGAAGTGATGACGATGAACCATGGGATGCAGAAGCTGCTTTGCGTAATGCTCTTGCTGATGCACTGGGTACCAAGACTTCAGAGGTTCTCATGAAAGGGGCTTCACGATTTGGCCCTGCCGACTTGTCTGGCCGTGTCGGTATTAATAATTTGTTATTACCAGATGTGCAGGACGGGTTAGAAGGTAAAGACTTTAGTGATGCTATGGTGATGAGTGGATTAGGCCCAGTGGTAGGGATTTTAACCAATACCTTTAAAGGTCTGGCTGAAATAGGGCAAGGGCACGGCATGCGAGGGGTGGAAACCATGTCACCGGTATTCTTGCGCTCTCCATTGCGCTCGATCCGTTATGCAACTGAAGGTGCCCAGGATAAAACCGGTGTCATGATTAAAGATGATGTGGGTATGTTCAGCCTTGCAGCGCAAGCAGTTGGTTTTAGTCCAAGTGAAGTGCGTTTGGCTACTGAAGGGCGCAGTGCAATTTATTCACATACCAAGCGTCTGGATAAGCGCCGTACTGAACTTATGACAGACTATGTCCGTGCGATTCAGCGTGATGATGCGGATGGCCAAAAGGAAGTCTGGGCAGAGATTCAGGTATTCAATCAGAAGAATCCTTCACGTCGGATCAGTAGAGTCCAGGCGATGCAAAGTTTACGTCAGCGTGAGAAACGCGTGAAACAGGCTGAGCATGGTATTTATCTGCCGAACAAGAAACGTGACGATGCGGATATAGGGCGTTTTGCGTTTGATGAGTAAAAAAAAAGCCCCTTTTAATCGAGGGGCTTTTTTATAGATTCATGAGTGAATTTTATTTTAGTTGCCAATATGGTGGAACAGGCAGGTCGACCAGTGCGCTGTTCATTTCTTACTCCATTGGTTGCCGACTATTAGAGTCTTTCTCGAATGATTTTCTTTCGATTCTTCGTCAGTAGTATAGCCATAGATGGCGCTATTTCTCTTTGGATCAATTCCACAATTTGAACTTCAGACAATCCACACCAAGCCATATCAGAGAGTCCATATCCCACTGCACCATTTTCAGAGCGATAGCGTAAATGCATCATACCTCTTAATTGATCCCACTGTGCACTAGACTGATATGTTTCGATATAGGTGAGAGCAGCATTTAAAAATTGCGGTTGAACCGAAGTGGGATCAGCATAGTCACAATAAGTACGAACAGGCACCTTATATTGGCATTGTATTTCTTTGACCTCCATCGTTTGAACGGGAAGACCCGCAAAATATTCACCTAAGATTTCAGCTGTTAAATTAGCGATGTAGCTTAGCTCTTTAATTTTCTCCTTTTTGAGTTGAATCAATGCTTCAAGTTGCTGCTGATTTACATCAAGTTCGTGTACACGTTTTTCTGCATTGATAATCTGATTACGCATAGCACGTTTTTGATTACGCCCGAAACGTCTAGCCATTACTATTCAGCCCCTGTTCAAGTTTAGCCTTTTCACACTCTCGTTCCCAAAGAGCTTCAGCACGTTCAATTGCGATCTCAGCAGCATTCACCATGTCTTTAGCTAGGATCCACTGAAGAATGTATTGACCTCCTACGCTATTGGAAACATATTTACCTTCTTCGTTAAACTTAAACCGGGAAGGGAATGCAATTTCTAGATTAATCAAAAATTCAAAGTCACCACACTGATCATATAGGTCCCGAGCGACTTCACCTGCATAGCTTTCAATCTCATCATTTTCACGAATTTCTTTTAACGTGCTTTCAAGACCAGGGCATTGAGCTAAGAGATCAGCACTTTGTTTTTCATTGTATGCATCCCCAAGAAAATCTTTAAATTTTTCAGTTTCTGACTGGGAGCAAAGTAAAGTTGGGATATGCAAGATAGTTTCAAAGTGAACATTGCTGTCAAACATATCGCCTAATAATTTTTTCGGGAACTTTTCCATTTTTTTATCCTTATTTAATCTTCATTTCGCCATTAACCCAGACTTCTTGATATTCATCTGAATCAATTTTTTTCTTTAATGTGATGGCCTTATCTACAACATCAGACCAGTTCATGTTGTTGCGTGCCCAGTCCTTAATTTCATAATCATTATCTAAAAATAACGGGATGGTATCTTCACGCAGGCTTTCACCCAGATCGTCATTGAATTCATTCTTGTAGTGTTCAGCACGATCACGCGCAATGACTTCAACTGGTACGGCGTAGGTCAGGCCATCTGGCATATCTAGAAAGATTTTCTTATCAAAAAGCGGTGTTTCGATGATTTCAACCACATCATCTAGACCATTTTGATATTCATTGTGCTCGTTTTCTTTTTCCCACTGGTCGCAGGCAGCATCTTCATTTTCAGCTTCGATAATCTGGCTTTTTTCTTCATGGTGCAAAGTATCACCTTCGTGATCCACAACACGTTCAATCCAAGTCATTTTAAATTTCTTCATTTAATACGCTCTAGTAAGTTCTGTACTTACAGGCTAATCACTGCTTTTACGTCTTGCTGTGTGTTTTTTAGGCTAAATCTTCCTGTGTAGGGTTCGCGTAACTATCTGTAAAAAGTCAATGATGCATCAATAGATCAGAATTTGTATTGAGAGCGTTATGCAAGAGAACACCATCCCCTGGATCATCAAGATCGTGCCCGCAGTTGTTGGTGCAATCTTGGCGCTGGTCCTGAGTGGTGACATTGATAAAGACGGAAAGATAGAAGTCTCACTGAATGTCATCGTTAAATTTATGGCCAGTGTAACTGTCAGTTTATATGGTGGTTCGGCTTTCATTGAATACTTCAACTTACTCCACGTATCTACGATGTACCAAGGTGCAATCATGCTGTTCTTCGCAGTATTTGGCTTGCTTGGGATCGGCATCGTTTATCAGTCCGTTGCGTTACTGCAGGGGAAGCCAATTAGTGAAGTGATGCATGAAATTAAATCTGCATTTTTGGCAATTTGGGGGAATGGGAAGAAATGAGTAAGCAAACACCTGAGTTGGCCTGGATGTTAGAAGCCTATAAACACAATGGCCTGAAAGAAGACACAAGCAAAACTCGTCACAACCCAACCATCATTAACTGGCTTAAAGAGCTTAAAGCTTGGTGGTCAGAGGATGAAACCCCATGGTGTGGTGTATTTACTGCAATCTGTTTAAAGCGTGCAGGTGTACCTTATCCATCGGCATGGTATCGAGCTTTAGCCTATCGTGATGAAAAGCGAAAATTATCTAAGCCGGCCTACGGTTGTATCGCGACAAAAACTCGCTCAGGCGGTGGCCACGTATTCTTTGTCGTAGGTATTACGCCTGCAGGCAAAATAGTCGGTTACGGCGGCAACCAAAACAATATGGTTTGTTATGCGACTTTTGATCCAAAGGATCTTGAGTATTACTGGTATGGCAAAACCAATCGTCCCGCCGATATTCGCTATCAATTACCAATTATCAAAAACGTATCTGCAACGAAAGTGACGGAGGCATAGACGATGCTGGATCTCTTTTTAGCCCAATTTTATAAAGCTGTGATTGTGGTGCTGTTGGTACTGCTTTTAATTGCCCTGGGCTTTGGTGCATGGAAGTCTTATGCGTTGGATCACAGCATTGAACAGCGGGAAGTGGATATTGCAAAAGCAATTAAACCTTATGTAGATGCGGAACGTTTGCAACGAACCCGTGCTGATAAAGTGAGTGGTCAATATGAAGAACTTAAAGGTCAAGATCGTGTGCGCACGGAAGTCATTAACCACAAAGTTGAGAAAATCACGGAACGCCCTGTTTATCGTAACGTGTGTCTTGATGTTGATGGCGTGTCAGCCCTCAATGAAGCCGGTCGCATGGAACCTGCCAGCGAATCTGACACAGGACTGTCCAGACCTCCCTGAGATTGAATTGGGCGATGGTAAGTATGTGCTTAAAGCATGGGTGAAAGACCGGCGAATGTATGTCGAATGTGCTCAAGGAAAACGTGCTTTAAATCTAGCGGTTCGAAGACCCTGAACCACTTGTATTTAGTAGATAATATGTAAAACATCTAGCAATTAATAAATAATTAATATTTATTAATTGCTTATTAGGATTATTTTTTATTCAGTCTTTCATGCAAAATAGTTACGTAGTATGAAATAAGATAAAGCTTGTATACTGCTTAAATAGTGTAAATAAATTTCTTGTATCTAGAAACTAAAGCTCGCAATATATAAAATCCATCATTTGTTCTGCATATGTTCTAGAATCATCTACTGTCCAAAGCTCTAATTCATGAGCTGGGAGATTGAGAGTAGTCCTAAACTCATGAAGGGATTCGGCAACTGTACTAGAAATATAGTGATGATTTTTTAAACCTTCAATGCAGTCGTTGAAACTAGTTCTATCATTTAAGCCAATTTTTGAAAGGGATAATCTATAACGTTGTCTCATTTCATCTTCGATGAAAGGTCGAAGTTTCGTGAATTTATTATCCATGGTTCTACGTTCAATAAAATCTATGATTTCCATATATCTTTCATCATGTGCTGTTGCAGTCATTTCCTCTTTGGTTGCTTTTGCAAGCATTGACCCATTCTCAGATTGCACAATTTTCAGTGCTTGAGCATCACTAAATTTTTTCATTACCGCGGATGCCATTCCCTTGTAATGAGTAGTGATAATTAATTGTTTAATTGAGTTGTTCAGGGTATATAGGATTCGTAATATGCTAGAAATTCTTTCATTATCAAAACTGGTAACAGGATCATCTAGCACCAGAATCGCTTTTTCCCTATCTACTGGAGGTAATTGATGGATTTTGGCAAGAAAAATACAAAGTGCCAAAGCTCTCCGATCTGATTCACTAAATAAACAATGCAGCTTATTTCTATCAATAGGACAACCTTTAAAAGTTACTTCCAAGTCATATACTGTTCGAGTACCAATACGATTAATACTTTTAGATATTTCAAAATCGGATGAGCCTATTCTACGGAATAAGGTATTTATTTCTACAAAATATGTATCTAGGAATTCATTTTGGGCATTTTCAAGTGCTGTCTTATCAGTATCATAAGATGCTTGATCGCTTTCAATTTGAGCTTTTAAATTGATATAGCTTGTACATAGACTATCTAAGTCGTGCCTTTTTTTAAATTTTATTAAAGCTTCTTCATTTCTGGCTTCTTCATTGAGATGGCCTTTCAATAATGTGACATCTTGAGATTCTTTAAATTGATTTAAAATGTGGTTTACATCACTTTTGATGCAGTTGTATTCCCCAACTAATAAGCAATACTCATTAAATTTGGCCTCCAAATTAGTGAAGTCTATTGTATTAATGGAGTTGTAAGGAGTTTGTGACTTTTGTTCTAGCGAGGTTCTTATTACGACATCAAATTCGCTATTAGTTTGTTCTAATTCTGAAAAAACATATTCAAGACGTTCGAATTTTTGCGCTAATTGCTCAATGAAATTTTCGGCATGTATTCGACTTTGGACTTCGCTTTCAATATAAGTATTTTCTAATAGATTTAAGTTTCTTTGATGCTGCTCTTTTACAGATCCAAAATTTGAATCGACAAGATTGATTTTTAACAAGGAAGATATTTGAGTGCTTATTTCACTCAGAAAACTTTGAAATGTAGTATCAAAAGCCGTTTTATAGCTATCAATTAATACTTGAGCACTTTCCTTTAAATCCTGTCCACAAAAAGGGCAATCATCTCGTAAATGTTTCAAGCCATTCGATGCCCACCCATTAAATAAATTTGTGTTAGCAACCTTATTTTTGTGTCCGTCTACGATAGCTCTTGATACTTCATGTACATTCTCAATATTCAAGGATAAGCATTTGTTAATTGACAGTAAATTATCTTTAATTGCTTGTATAGTGCTAATATCGTTTAGGATTGGTCTTCGAATTACATGATCAATATTGGAAATTTGAGTATTTAAGGTAGTCTGTTTTTCTTTAGATGCCTGTAATACTAAATCTAGTTCTTCTGCTGTTTTTTCTGTTAAAGGCATGGATACAAAAGTATCAACATTGCCAACACTATGTGCATTAATTTGACTCTTAATACCTGTTAAGTCTCTTCTATCATTTCTTAATTTTTGATTTCGTAATTCAAGTGCTTCAAATTGAGTAGCATTTTCACCTAAGATAAATCCCGACATATTTGTAGAATTTTCACGAGTATAATTCACACCAGTCATTACATTTCTATGTATGAATCCATGATCAAAAATATACAGTCGTGAATCATCAGGAGGGATTGAGTCCCAATTGTTATTTTGAAATTGTATGGCTCTAGATTGACCAGAGAATTTCATTTTGATTATCTGATTAATTTCGCTTGGTGCTTGATTAGCTATTATTGACTTTCTATCAAGAATTAATTGAGGGTTATTAAGAGCTAATGAATAAAAGATATCACAAAGAGTACTTTTACCATTTCTATTTTCCCCATAGATAATATTCACAGGCTGAAATTGAATACTACCTGCATTCACTTGAAAATAATTCCCGATATTGTTAATTAATTGAATTCTTTCTAACATTACTCCCCCTAGTATGCTTAATTTTAAATTAATTATAAATCAAATATTTATGTTGTATTTTCTATACTTTTTAGGATTTAATCAAGACTATATTTTATTTATATAATTGTTTTTAACAATTAGTTTAAGAAGTTTGCCATTCAATCAATCTTTTTTCATATATCACATAACATTTATAATTATGATAATATTTTTGTATAGTTAAAACAAAGCCAATTTTTAAAAATTGGCCGTTTATATGTTAAAGCCTTTCATAAACTACTTAAATCAAATTTTAACCTGCATTTTATTGCCCCCATTTATCAACTATGTCAGCCCAGTCTTGTAGCATTTTCCTGCGTTGACTAATGTATTTAGCGTGATTGTATGATGCTCTTACTTTGTTCTGTTCGGCATGAGCAAGTTGCTTTTCAATCCAATCATCATCGAAATCAAGCTCATTTAAGATAGTACTTGCGGTTGCTCGAAAGTCGTGTGATGTCGAGTTTTTAAGCCCTATTTTCTTTAGAGCACTATTCAATGTAGCACTTCCGATTGTGGCTGCGCTACTGTATGCACTTGAGAATACATACTCTTTGTTGCCTGTTTCAGTATATTGAGACTTGAGTACATTGAACAGTTGATCAGACATGGGAACCAGATGGATCCTGTTCTTTTTCATTGTTCTTTCCTGAGAGTTACTTCGTGTTGAAATAGGAAAGGTAATAATTTTTTCTTCAAAATCGACATACTCCCATTTCATACGTCTGATCTCGATTGAGCGTAGCATTGTATAAGCTAAAGTGAGTAAGGCATTTTTAACTGTTGCTGTACCATGGTAACTCTCAACACCCTTTCTAAATTGCACCTGCTGCTCTTTTGAAAGTGGATGGGCGTGTTCAACATCTGGACGATTGATAGCACCACGTACTGCATAAGTTGGATCATTCTCGGCTCTTAGAGTGGCGATCGCATATCGCATAACAGCACCGATAATTTTAATATTATTTGATGCTGTAACTTCACCAGTCCCTCTAGCGCCTGTTGTCCGAACGCGAGTGATCGTTGATTTTGCGATATACAGTACTTCTGCAGCAGTCACGTCAGCAACACTCTTTGCTCCAATTACTGGATAGATATCCGTATCAAGCGACCATTTTACTTTTCCAACATATGTTTCCGATCTGTTTTTTAAAATCTCGTTAATATATTCCTCAGCAACGGCTTTAAACGTGTTTGCGTTTTTTACACTTTGTACGACTTTTTCTTCTCTGCGAGCTATAGCGGGGTTTTTACCTTCACTGAGTAGAGCCTTCGCTTCATCACGATTCTTTCTTGCTTCTGCTAGACTTACCCGTGGATATTCCCCTAAACTTAACATTGAGGCCTTGTTTTCAAACCGGTATCGATAGCGCCACAGCTTTGTACCTGTGGGTCTAACTTCAATACAAAGCCCATTATGGTCAGCAATGCGATATGCTTTATCCCGTGGTTTAAGGCTCTTAATTTTGGTATCGGTGAGCAT